TGACGCTGGCGACCGCGCGCGGGGCGTTGACGATGTTGAGTGTCGAGGGCGCTTCCCCGGCCGGGCAGCAATTCTCGCTCGGCCTAGGTCCGCGCGCCAATGAGCGGATTTGCTGTGGGTGATCAAGTCACATCGTCGGTGGAGGATTTCAATTACGAAGTGGTCAGCGTTGTCAGCGGGACACAAGTTGACCTGCTGTTTATCGACAATTTCACCGATCCTAGCGTAACCGCCAACAATCTGGTCGGGCCATCCGCCACCAGCGCTATCTCGGCGGTGGGCGCGGCCGGCGCCAACGGCGCCACCACGCAATGGGATGAGCAGATGATATCAAGCGTGCGCGGTTTCCCTGGCGGCTGCATGTTCCACAAAAATCGCCTTGTATTGTTGGATTTTCCCGGTGCGCCGGAAGTCCATGCGTTGTCCGTGTTGGCGACGCCGGGGGATTTTGATATCGGCGAGGGTTTGGACGACGAAGCCATCATCGATGGGCCTGGCGATGCGCTTGGCCGGCGCGTGCGCCACTGCGTTTCGAGCGAACAATTGCTGAGCTTAACCGAGGTGGGATCGTACTATGTCGGCGAGGGGCCGAATACGCCGGTGACGCCGACGACCGTCGAGTTTTTACGCATTGGCCCCGAAACTGCCGGCGATTGCAACCCAATTTTGGCGGCGGAGGGTGTGGTGTTTTCGGAGACTCAGGGCGACCGTCTAATGCTGTTGGCGCCAAGCGGCCAATTGCGCCGCGTCTGGGGGGCCGCCGAGATTCTGTCGATGGCGTCGGAATTGCTCGTTACGCCAACACGCTTGCTGCTTGTGGATGGCTCTGAGTGGGGGCCGGAACGCTATGTGCTGGCGGTGAACGCCGATGGCGGCGTGTGTGCGATCCATTATCGCCGTGATTCGGAGCTGGCCGGGGCGACGGTCTGGACCACTACGGGTGGGCTTTTCGTTGACGCAGCGATGTTCGGCAAGAAAGTGTATGCGGTGGTTAATCGCGCCAGCGCCTATAGCTTGGAGCGGTTCGATGCGGATCGTTTGCTGGACAATTCCGTGCTGTTCACCAATCCAGCCGCTACGACCCCGACGAACGCCGCGTTCGTCAATCGCACCGTGGCGTTGGTTTGGCGGGTGACGAGCGGTAGCGAAAACAGACGCGTCGATGTGGGTGAATTTGTCGGAACTGGCGGCGGCGTGTTGACCGGCGCTCCCACCGATGCGCGCGATTACGAGGGCGGCGCCAGGTTTGCGCCGGACGTAGTGATGTGGCCGCCGATGGACGCGGAAGAGGGCGCAAACACATGGCAGCGAATTGCCTCGGCCGCGATTGATGTGCTGCGCGCCGGTCAGTTTTACGGCAATGGCAGGCGCTACACTGCGTACCGGGTCAGTGATGACGTGACACAACCGCCGCCGCTGCGCACGGGTTGGCGCAAATCGCGCTATCTAGGGCGCAAGCGTGACTTTGCGTTCGCGCTAACGCAGATTGAGGCCGCACCGCTGGAAGTGCGTTCAATCGCCCTGGAGGTTCGTTGATGCAGGCCGTAGCAGCCGCCGGCTCGTTTATTGCCTCGAATTGGGTGGCGATAGCCGCCGTAACGGCATCGGCGGCTTCGGCTTATAGCTCAATCCAAGGGGGCCGCGCCGCCGCTGCCTCATATGCAGCGCAAGCGCGCTCGCACGAAAACGAAGCGCGCCAAGCCGATCTCCAAGCCCGCCAGGTTTCCGCGCTCCGTTTGCGCGAACTAAACGCCAATCTGGCGGCGATCGAGGCCGCGCGCGCCGGCAAGAATTTGATCGGCGATTCACCGACGCAGGCGGCCATTATTAAGTCGTTCACCCGCGAAAGCCTCGGCGCTCGTGCGAACGAAATATCGGAAGCGACGCTGCGCGGGATATCCGCCAACAACGCCGCCGCCGCCGCTGGTTTGCAAGGTCAGTATGCCAAACAGGCTGGCTATCTGGGTGCGGTTGGCGATGTCGCCGATATAGGCATGCGTCTGAGCAAACTTGTTATTAGGCCGCGTCCGCGAACCCCCACCACAAGACCGCGAACAGGAGGAACGAGTGGCAGTCCGACGCGCGGGCCTCTTTGAGGCCCCATCCAACGTAGCCAGCATCGTTCCGGCGGCGCCGGCAGCCGCCGACGCCAGCGAAATGTGGCGCGCGCTCGGGCGAAGCGCGCAAGAGATTCAACAGAGATTGCAGCCGTTGCTCAATCGGGCGGCGGAAGCGGAAGCGCGCGGCGATTTGGAGGCCGGTGCAGCGCACTTGCGGCAATCGTGGTTGGCGGAGGATGAGGCCTACAACAACGCGATGCTGCAATCGTGGGCGGCCCGCGCCAGTGTTGATATCGGCGCTCGTGCGTTGGAGTTGGAGAGCGCCGCTGGCGACGATGTGGCGCAATTCGATCAGTCGTTCGATGCGGCCAGAGCGGAATTCGTGGCCAATGCGCCGCCGGATTTCGCGCCTTATGTGGGTGCGCTGCTGGATCGAGAATACGGCGAGGCGCGCAATCGTATTGGGCAACGCCGCCGCAACATCGCAATAGAGCGCGTGGGCGACGACATAAACTCGGCGTTGGATTACGCCGAGGCCCGCGGCTCCGCTTACACGGACATGACCAGCCCGGAGTATCTGGCGTGGGCGCGCGAATACGCAGCCATGGTCGAAGCGGCGGTGCAGCAACCGCTAGCCGGCATTTCACCGGAGCAGGCGCGGCTCCGTATCGACAACACACTCTCGCGCCATCGCGCCAATGCGGCGGCCTTCACGGCGGAAGGTATTTACGAGGACGGCGGGCAGACTGCCGAGAGCGCCGAACGCGCCGTGGCCTTTCTGGAAACATTCTCACGCAATCCGGACTTGGTGCTGAGCGAGGCGCAGCGCGATGCTTTCTTTGGCGAGGGGCGCCGCCGCATAGCAGCGCTAGAGCGCGAGCGGTTGCGTGATTTGCGCGAGCTCAGAGCGGAGATGCGCGCCGCCAGGGTGGAAGGACGCGAAGAGGTCCGCAACTCGTTGCTGGAATTGGAGGCGCTGTCTCGCGTGTTTGTGTCGCCAGATGAGGCGGATTTGGAAGGGTTCCGCGCCAGAGTCGCGGCGGTGGGCACCCCGGCGATGGTGCGCCAATTGCGGGCGCTCGAAGCGGAGTTCTCCGTGCGGCGCGAATTGCATGGGCTTCCGTTTCGGACAATTGAGCAGCGGCTGGACGCCCTCCGAGCCGAAGCGACAGCGGGCGGTGAAGGCGCTCCCGAGGCAGCTATCCGTTTGCGCGCGGGGATTCAATATCTGAACGCTATGCGCAACGGCGACCCGCTCGATGTGACGCAGATGCACTTCGATGAAGCGCCGCCGCTGCTTCCGGCCTTCTCTGGCCCGAGCCTGGATTTCGGCCCACGCATCCGTCATGCGGAACGCTACGCCCGCGAGATAGGCGCCGCCGCCCCCAGTTACTTCACTCCAACCGAGCGCCAAGATGGCGCCCGCATCATCCGCGAAGGCGGCGAGCCGGCGCTGGCGCTGGTGGGTTCCATCGTGCGCAGCGCGCAGCAGGGCGACGGCGGTAACACCGACCGCGCCCGCGCCATGTTGAGCGAAATGTCGACTGCGGGTGCTCCAGGATTGATGGAAACCGGAACTGTTCTACTGCTTGGCGGCGTCCGCTCCCGCAACACGGCGCGCTATATTACCGAAGCACAGCGATTGCGTGGTCTGGAGGGGTACGCGCCGCCGAATCTTCCGGGGATAAGCGATGAGGCTGAACATCGGCGCATAGTAGCGCGCATCATGCCGCCGGATGTAGCGCCGGAAACAGCGGCGATAATAATTTCAGCCGCCGATCTGATCTTTGAGGGGATGGTCGCGGAAGACCCCGGTCGATTGCCACGGTGGCGATCAGTCTATCCAACGGCCGTGAATTCAGCGCTGGGTATGGTCGCTGGGGACGGACGGCGATGGGGCGGCGTGGTGACGCTACGCGGCGGCAATCGCCAAATCGCCCCCAATTGGATACGCCAAGATCAATTTTTCAACATCCGCGAGTCGTTGACGGCGGATGATTATGTGCGCGCTGGCGGCGGTAAACCTCCGCGCAATGGGCGCTTGCAAGATTGGCGGAACGCGCGGTTGGTGTGGACCGGAGACGCTGGGCGCTACTTTTTGGGCGACAAGATCGGTGGGGTGGAGACTTACTTTGAAACCGATAGCCGCACGCCATACGTCCTGGATTTCAATTTGTTACGCGGATCGCTTTTCGAGCGTCGTCCGGATGCGGTGAGGCGCTAACAACAAATGGGCGATCTTGCGCGTCCCCTGACAGGCCAACCTAGGCCGGACAGCAGTCCGTCGTCAGATTGGTGGGCGCCCGATCCTGCGGATGTTAACGCTCCAATGCAATTGCCTGGCGGGTTGACGCGAGCGTTCGACGACCAATTAACTGGCTATCAGTTATACCGCCGCCGCTACACGTCCGACTCGGTGCGTGTGTCCCGTGTCGATGCCTACGACGAACTGATCGATGAATTGCAGGAGATGACTGGTAAGCGTCTCGCCAATCCTGAAGATGTATTGTGGCTCTCGCAGGCGCGCTCGTGGTACACGTCGGCGACCGTGATTCCGGGCTATGATCAGCTGGATCTGGATATCGCTCTTGCTTTCCAGACCAGCGTGATTGAATTGCTGCGACCATCGCGGCGACAAGCGGGGCCAGCGCGCGATTATCTCAATAATCTAGTACAGCGTGCATCGCCAGACCGGATGATCGTGCGCGCCGAGGAGATGCGCCTGCAAGCGACCGAAGAGCTGCACACTTATCTAGGCGAGGGTGATTTTTTGTCTCAGGTGGGGCGTGGCTTGCTACTCCTTCCAGGAGCGTTGATCGGCGGTTTATCGACTGGAGCGCCCGAACAAATAGCGGCGGCGGCGATTGGGTGGGGGGCGCCGGTTCGCGTTGGCGCCGGCTTGTTGGAGCGGGTAGCAACCCACGCCCTGCATGGCGCCGCCGCCAACGTCGCGGCTCAAGCGATTGTGGAGCCGGCTATTCTTGCCGATGCGATTCGCATGGGCGAGGATTACCCAGCCTCGCAAATCGCTATTGATTTCGCGCTGGCCGGCGTTTTTGGCGCCGCCATTGGCGCACCCGCTGGGTTTAGACGCGGGGTATCGCTTCGCGACGCTGCGGAAACATCGCCGACGTCGGCGCGCGTTCGGCCAGGGCTGGATGAGCCAGGAAGCGGCGAGGCGCTGCGTGCGGCGATGGCCGGCCAGGCGGAGAGCTTGGTAGTAGGGGCGCTGCAACGCGATCTGGCGACGCTATCCGCGATCGATGGACTCGGCCTTGATGGGCTGGTCGACGATATCGTCGCCAACGACGCCTATTTGCGGGACGCCAATGTAGAGCGCCCCACACGTCCGCCGCAACGCGGCGTGCGCGAGGCAGGGCCCGGAACTATTGAAGCCGCCGCTCGCCAAGCCGATGAGGCGCCAGCGCCAGCTGTCGGGCGCCGCGAGAGTGTCACCCTAAATGGTCGGACGAGGCCGCGCACGTTCCAACGCTTTCCGGCGCGATCGCTCGGTTTCGATCCGCAGACATTCCAATACAAACGCGCCGGAGCGCAGGGCGAGACCGATCGATTGCAAGGGGTGGAATCGTGGGATGGGCAAAGCGCCGGGAAACTAGTGGTATTTGAACGCGCTGACGGTAGCCGTGTCGTCGCTGATGGGCATCAGCGCGTCGCCTTGGCGCAACGCCTATCGCAGGGCGGCGACGAGATCGAGATCGACGGCTACCTATACCGCGAAGCCGACGGCTGGACCGCACAAGAAGTCCGCCACATCGCCGCGCAAAAGAATTTGCGCGAGACCCCAGGCGATCCAATTGATACCGCGATGCTGATGCGGGAAGCGCCGGAGTTGATTGACACATCTATTCCGCAACGTAGCAATGATTTCCGCACCGCGCGGGCGCTGGCGCGCTTGTCGGACGAGGCCTTCGCCGCAGTGCGCGCTGGTGTGATCCCGCCGCGTCTTGGCGCAATCATCGGCGACGTAGCGGCGGATCGCCCGGAGATACATGCGGCGCTAGTCGATCTGTTTCATAATTCTTCACCAGCTAACGGCCGTGAAGCGACGTTCATAGTGCGCGAGGCCATGATGGCGCCAGCGGCGCGGCAACAGGCGGCGCAAATCTCGTTGTTCGGCGATGACCCGCTGGTGCTGGCTGGCATGCAAGAGCGCGCCGAAGTGTTGCGCCTCGCTGGCAATATATTGCGTGAGGATAAGCGCGCGTTCGCCGCCGCTACTCGCTACGCCGACGATCTGGAAGCCGCTGGCAACATATTGGCGACGGACGAAAACCAGCGCCGCGTGGACTCCGTTAGCGCACTGCTGCGGGAGCTGGACCGGCTCGCGACGCGGCCAGGGCCGGTGGCCGATTCGCTGCGAACAATCGTCGCCCGCGCCGCTGTGGAAAAGACCAGCGCGCGCATCGCCGCACAGCAATTCGTCGATGAGATCACGCGCCTCTTGGATGAGCGCGGTCTGCTTGGCCTCTATGTGGACCCGCCAGCGCGAGCCCAGCCGCCCGATAAAATCGTAGCCCACGACATGGAAGCGGAATCGCGTTCCGCTATGCTTCGCGGCGCACACGATCTGGACGATGGCGCGTTTCTGCAAGCCCGCGCCGAGGAAGCGTTGCAGCGGGCGATGCGCGGGGAGGTTGGCGAAGCGCTTCCGGACGATGCGCTCGGCATGCAGCGCGAGGCCGATCTGGAGCGTATAGAGGACGCCGCTGAAGCGCTGGAGCTGGACCCGGACCCGACAGAGCTTGCCGGCGGCGCCCTGTTATTGGCGCGCGGCGGGGATGATTTCGATGCAGCGGCGCGGCGGCGGTTGCGGCGTGCGCCATCAGAGGAAAAGGCTGGCGCAGCGGAAGAAGCGGCAGAGCCAGAGACATTCGCTGAAATAGCCGAACAGCGCGCGACGGTGAAGGCGCCGTTCAATCCGTTCGACTTTGACGATGAGGCGAAACTGCGTGAGGCTATCGCCAGCGCGACCTTGCCTGAGCTGGCGAAAGTCCAGCGCGAATTTGGCATTGGCGATTTCAGCGAGCGCACGCGGGCGGAGTTCGAGCGCGCGTTTGTCGGGGAGGTGTTCCCAGGCGGCGCAGTGGGCCAAGGTGGGTTCTTCGCGATGGCTGGTCAGCGGTCGACGCTGGCGCCCATCATCGTCCAAGCCCAGCAATGGGCGAGACGTTCAGAGGCGTACGTATGGGAACGCTCATGGAATGATTTTGGCGTCGGCGTTTACAAAGGGCTGGACGGCGAGTGGCGCGCGGAGATCGACGATAGCAAGGCGAGATTCAAGACAGAGGCGTTGCGCGAAGAACCAAATATCATTCCCAAAGGGCCTGACGACACCATCCAACGTTTTAGAGGAAGGATGGGAGATATTATCGATCACCCCGGCCTTTACCGCGCATATCCATGGCTGGCGGATCAAGAAGTTGCCGGCGTGATCGGTTGGGGCGGCCGGGGCGAATACAACGCTACAACCAAGAAGATTTGGGCGCAAGGCAAGGATGAATCGGAGGCTCTATCGGCTGCGCTGCATGAGGTGCAGCATCTCATTCAAGGCGCCGAAGGATGGGCGGCGGGATCGAATTGGAGGCACGTCGCCTACCATAGCCAGCGCCGCCTCGCTGATATCGAAGATGCACTCAGGCAATTGGACGCGCATCATGGCGCTATAGGGCACAACAGCCGCAAAGCGCTTGAAGACGCACGCGAAGCCGTCCAACATACCCTAGAGGTTCTAGGCGATGATGGTCCCGCAAGCGTATGGGATACGGGCTCGCGCCAAGCGTGGCTCGCCTATGAGCGCGAGCATGGGGAAGTTGAAGCGCGCAACGTGCAGACGCGCAAGGACATGGACGCTGCGGCGCGGCGCGGCGCCATGCCAGAAACAACCCTCGATGTTAAGCGAAGCCAAATCTATGACGCGCGGGACGGAGTGGCGCTCACTATCCCGGATGAGTCGCAGATTGCCGATGTTGTGAGCGAGATTGCTCCGCGATACGGACTGCAAATAGATGCACTGATGGCATCGTTTGAGCATTCGGGCGAGAAGCGATTCTATCGCGCGGCTGGGCTTGGGTGGTCTCTCTTTCATGCTGAGGGTGATGTCAGAAACATCACCTGGAACACGGAGCGCTTAGCGCGAGAAATGGAGGCTCTGCCGCCGCCGTTTTCCCCAGCCGCGCTTTCGCGCGCATGGACGCGAACATTCTCTCCAATCGCACGCTACAGGGTGCAGACGCGCACCCAACTTGAGCGTGAAATGGGAAAGTACAGCGCCAGATTGCCTATGGCGCGTGCGCGTTTGGATGCTCTAACCGAGCTAACCAAGCGCGGACTGGACAAGATGGATATTAAGTCAACGTCGCTCGACTTGCGCTCTTTGTTGCGTTCATCCGATCCGCGCGGCGCCCGGTTTGCGACAGCAGGATTACCGAGCGTGTGGGGCTCAGCCGTCGCGCGAACAGCCGAGACGCTTCGCATTGGCAAGGATGAGCCTAAGCTTACCGATGCGATGCCCGGTTCAGATTGGTGGAATGCGATCTCGCACGCGCGTGGGGTGAAGCAGGAAGAATTACATTGGGTGGGGTTGGAGGACTACCTCAAAGCCAGCGAAGGCGCGCTTTCCCGCGAGGAGGTGGTCGGTTTCATCCGCGCGCATGGCTTGCAAGTGGAAGAAACGCTGCTGGGGGGAGGCGGCGGAGATGCAGTCTCGCAACAGGCGCTACTGTCATTAATCGAAGAGCGGAGTAGGCTGCGTATTCCCTCAGGCCAGGATTGGGGCGAAATTCGTACGCGTCTAAATGAAATAGAACCGGAAATCGCCCGTCTCCAAGATCAGGTGCGTGTTGAGCGTTACGGTGACAGCACACGCTGGTCCAGCCGCACCCTCGTCGGCGGGGAGAACTACCGCGAGCTGCTGTTGCGACTGCCAGAGCGAGACAACATCACGCGCAAACCATCGCTGACGCCGCTCGACTTCTACTCCTCGCACTTTGATCAACCCAACATCCTAGCCCACGTTCGTTTCAACGAGCGCATGGATGCAAGCGGACGCCGCACGCTCTTCATAGAAGAGGTGCAGAGCGACTGGCATCAGACGGGGAGAAAAAGGGGCTATGGGCGCCCCGCAATTGCTGAATGGACTGCTACGCAAAGCGCTGGCCGATGGATTGTGCGTGATGCGCAAGGTTATGAACAAGGCTCCACCAGCACCAGCTTCGACAGCTCCGCTCAGGAAGCCATTGATGCCGTAGCGCTTCGTTTCCAGCTTGACTCCGTCCCCGACGCTCCATTCAAGAACAACGCTTGGGCCTCTCTAGCCATGAAGCGGATGATACGCTGGGCTGCGGAGAACGGGTTTGAGCAGATTGCGTGGACGCGCGGGCAGCGCCAGATTGAGCGTTCCGGCCTCGCGCGCCATGTCGATGAGCTGACCTTGCGCACGGAGGCGAGCGGGCACCAATACATCTACGGCTCAAAGAACGGAAACAATGCCGCCGGCCCCATCGATGTTACCGAAAGCCAGCCGCTTGAAGCCATCGTTGGCGCGGAGATGGCGCAACGTTTGCGTGACGCATCAAGCGCCACGGTAGGCGATGTCACGCTGCAAAAGGTGGGTGGGCTTGACGAAAATGTCGAGATCGGCGGCGAAGGCATGCGCGCGTTCTACGATCGCATCATCCCCAACATCGCCAACGATCTTGGCAAGAAATACGGGGCAAGGGTCGGAGAGACGACCATTCCAGTGACTCCAACTGTTCAAGAAACCGTCCACGCCCTACCGCTTACCCTTGCCATGCGCGAGGCCGTGCTTGGAGCGCCGCAGGATATGTTCGCGCGCGGCCGGCAACACGCAGCGCCGGCGCCGCCGCTCGGCACCGTCTCGCAATGGCATGCCGCCGCGCGTGCGCTGTTCCCAGGCTACGGCAAGCGCGCGTTGGATAACGGCCGTCTGACTATCGTGCAATCGCTGGACGACCTGCCGCAGAGCGCGTTCGATGGCATGTTCGCTCGCTTGTTCGACAGTGTGAGAACCGCGAAACAGCGTGCGGCGCTAATTGAAGATCGCACCGTCAGGATCGATGATCCGGAGATCACCGCTTATGGGTTCCGCAACCTCGCCGGCAAGGACATGGTGGCGGCGTTGACGCCAACGGTCAGTGGTGATGCCAAATCGCCAGTAGAAGTGATATTCGCCGAGCTAACGCGCGGTGGTTACGATATGATGGCCAATTACGGCGCCGACCCGCACAACGCGATCGATACGCTGTCGATTGTGATGAGCGCCATAGTGGATGACGCGGCTCGCACCAAGCGTGACGTTTACTTTTTTGAAGGTGTGACGGTGCAATTAGGCCGCGCTTACCGTCATATGGCCGCCACCATAAAACCTCCGCGCGGATATAGTGTTGTCGCCACTTCACGCAGTGGTGTGTTTGTATTGCGCACGCCGCTGCTGAAGGCGGCTGGCGGCGACCCACGTGTGGCCACCGATCAAGCTGTCAAGTCGGCTTATGGGCGCATCACTGGCCCGGCGCCGTCGAGTCGCGGTAACAAGGTGTTCAACGATGTTTTTGAGGCGCTGCGCAAAAAGAACGCAGGGATGACGGCGCGATCGCTCGGCAATGTCATCGGCTATGCGGAAGGCGGGCAGGCGTGGGTTGTCGCCGACACTGCGCCGTTGTCTCAGGCCAAGGGAATCATACTGCACGAACTGGGCGGCCATGTTGGTCTACCAGAGATGTTGGGGCCGGCGGGCTTTGAGCGATTGATGATGCGGGTCGAGCAGTTGCGCGAGTCCGACCCCGACATTGCCAGCGGGTACGAAACGGCCAAACGGGCGCGCACACCGGATAGTCAGTTGAACGAGGAAGCGCTGGCCTATGCGATTCAAGGCGCGGCTGACGAGACCATGGGCGACGGCCTGCGCGGCTTACTCAAGAGCTTATATAATTCCATCCGCGCTTGGTTGTGGCGGACGTTCCCTGGCATGCGCCTCGCCGACACGCTGGAGTTTGAGGACATGCGTTATTTGACCATGGGCGCGTTGCGGCATGTGTCGCGGACTGCACCGCGGGAGATTGACGCTAGTGGGTATTGGGCGCGCGGCGTTGACGCCAACCGCGCGTCCACCAGAGGCGACGGCTTCTACGCACAAAGTGACAACCGGCTCATGCGCGGCGATGTGGCCAGACCCACCCACATCGCCAGCATCACCGCCATCAGCGAGCCCAGCGTCGTAGCATGGCGCCAGCACTTGCGCCCCGGACGTAAGGGGCCGCGGGTAGCGACTCGCATCATTGAGCTTTCCTACTCGCGCGGGCCAACCGGCGACTATCTCAACCCCACCGAGGTCGCCGCGCAAATGCTTCGAGAGGGTTTCTTCAAGGGCAAGCGGGTGCGAACAGCGGCGGACTTGGTGGACGCGCGGCGCTCGTTATTGCGCAACGGGCGAGATGGGCCGCGCGTCACGTTCCCATCTTTGCCTGCGCGCGAACCAACCATAACACGCGCGCAACGGACATTTTTGGCTAACCGTCGCGTGTTAGACGAGGAGGCCTACCGGTTATACCACAAGGGCGATTCAACGGTCGTTAGGCGTCGCGGCGGGGCGCTTAGCGGGCCGCTTCGCGGGCCGCGCACTGGGTGGACCTTGCAAATGATCGGTACGCGGCAAGGCCGCGAGACAACTGAAGTCTTCCGCGGCATCGCGCGCCACACAGCGAGACTAGACGAATGGCGCATGGAGCAGGAGGCGCTCGTGGCGCGCGCCACCTTGCGAGAGTTTGGCGTGCGTACACCCAGACACTATGAGGCGCGCGATCTGATTGAGATGTACAACGATCAAATGACTAATGACGCCATCGCGGCGGAGTTGTCGTTAGATGGCCAGGCAATTAACACCGCAACTGTGCGCCATTACCTCGTGGAGACCCGCAGCGCGGTGCACAGGGCAATGGCGGTAGAGGGCGGTTTGGCGCGGCTGTCGCAAGCCTTGCGTATGGATGAGGCGGAGCTACGTGCGTTCCTTGTTGTTGAGCGCCGTGGGCCATCAATGTTGGGCGAAGCGAGGCGGCTGCTTGCTAGCGGAAAAACCGGTACACAACTTATACAACGCGCGCTGAGTGTCTACGCTGAGCAGCATGGGTTCAATCCGAGTAAGGCCTCTCTCATAGTAACCATTAGCCAAGCGCGGCAAAAGCTAGGTATGCTTCTCCAGCATATTGCGCGTACATCCCCGACACAGCGCGCCACAACAATCGCCTTACGACATGCTGGTCTGAGCGGTTCGGAGATTAGTGAGCGTACTGGATTAAACCGGAACCAGGTAGCGGGGTTGATCCATAGGGCCATGCTGAGCGGGGAGGAGTTTCCCGCCAGGGGCCAGGAGTCTCGTCGGTTCATAAGGCGCCGCGCTGGTGATGCGCCGTCAGTGCAAACGCGGGAGGAGGCAGAGACCCTGGCCCGGATTATCGACGATCTGAAGGATTGCAAATGAGCCTGATCCGCTGTGTGCGCCGCGAGGCTATGGCTGGGCGTCTCGGCGAGCAGGATCGCAAGCGGCTCGAATTCCTGTACGCCATGAACTTCAACGATGAGATGGCGCGTCTGGGCGCTACGCCCGGCGCGGCGGCATTTGCCGAACGCGAGGCCAATAACGCCTTTGACCGTATGCTTAAACAGATGGCGGCGGAACGCGCGCGCTCCGCTCAATTGCAGACTGAAGCGGAGAACCGCATTTTGGCAGATGCTGCGCGTCATCCCAATAAGGGCGAGGCTGACATCGGCGAATACGGTCTGCAATTGATCAATCATATGTACTTCGATGCGCAGGCGCTCACCGCGCTTGATTTAGCAGATTTATCGCAGCTCGCGCATGAGTTCCGCCGCACCGCGTTTCGTGGACAACGGCTCAATCCAACGCGCGCCGCACTCTTGCGCCGGGAACTTCATGGTGAAAACACCGGCGACGTGACCGCCAAGGCGTTTGCCGACGCATGGCGCGCGCTCTCGCGGCGCAAGATCGAACAATACAATGGCGCTGGCGGCGTCGCCGCGATGCGCGATGACTGGGCTGAGCCGCAGCGACACGACAGCATCTCAATAGACCGCGCGAAGTTCCCGGCATGGCGTAAGACCATTCTTGCCACCACCGACATGACGCGCATGGTCAACATGCTGACTGGGCAACCATTTAAACCGCTGGAGTATGACGCCGCTCTAGAGGAGATATTCGAGACGATAGTGTGGCGTGGGATTGGCGGTGACGCCGACGTTGACGGCGCGGGGACGGCATTCTGGCGCCGCCGCAACGACCCGCGATTCTTCGTGTTCAAAAACGCCGCCGCCTGGGAGCAATACCACAAGCAATTTGGCGGTAATCAGCATGTGTTTGAGGTCATGGCTGGCTACCTGCGCTCAATCAACGGCGATATCGTCGCCATGCAGCGGCTTGGGCCTAATCCGGCGCGCACAATCGAATGGCTTGCCGGAAGTCACGGCCACGAGGGCGGCCTGATCATGAAAGCGGCGCGGGATGCGGGCGCTGGGCGACCAGCCTTGTTTCCCACACGCAACGATGTGGGGGCGCCATTTAGCAACATTGCCGGGCGGCGGCAGTACGGCAAGGACAAAGCCATGGGCGTGCAAAACTCGTGGCGTCACTTCACCGGCGAAGCGCGCAAACCGGAGCACGATGGATGGACCGCGTTTGAGGGCACGATTAACAATCTGGTCTACGCCAACAAGCTCGCGTTCACACCCCTCTATGTTACCAGCGATTTAGTCAATCAAGCAGCGACCCGCGCGTTCAACTCCGTGTCTGTTAATGGCATGATGCGCGATCTGGTGGATGCGCTGCGCTTATCCACCAACAAGCAGGAATTGGCTGAATTGGGCGTCGAGATTGACGCTGGTTTGTCCACAATGACTTCCGAGGCGCGAGACATGGCTGTCCTGCACGGCCATCCGTACAGCCGCTTTATCGTGGATCGCGCTTTCACTTTCAGCGGGCTTAAGCCGATGACCATGGGATCGCGCGCCATGTGGACCATGGGCGCGCTGCATGAGCTGACTCGCCACCAAGCGACCGCGTATTCCAAATTGCCGCCAGCGTTTCGCGATATGCTGGAGCGCTACAACATCGATGAAAACGCCTGGGCCTATGTACAGGCAACGCCGCGTTCGCGTGTTGGTCTACGCGTCGTGCGACCCCGTGACATAGGGGCAACGTCGCTCCTGACCTTATTGCCGGATGCGCGTCCCGGCCTGACCTCTGGCCTGGATGTAGCGCTGCGCGTCATGTCGATGATCAAGGAGGAGGGCGAGTTCGCGACCGTCTCCGGGACGCCGCGTTCAGCGCGCATCCTGCCGTTTCGTCCGGGCACGATTGTAGGCACCCTCATCGGCTCCGTGTCGAAACTCAAGAGCTATACGATTTCACATTTCCAGCATCATGGCGCACGGGCAGCACACATATTCTGGCGTGAAGGCGTCAGCGTGCGCAGTACGATCGGCGCGGCGCGCTATTACGGATTGTCCATTCTATTCCCGTCCATGGTTTTGGTTGGTATTGGCACGGTGGTTGCCGATTTGCTGCACGGCAAGGAAGCGCCCGACATTACCGATTGGAGGTTCTGGGATCGTGTATTCTGGCGCACCGTCTCATTGGGCTTCTTCCAAGACCTGTTCCAGGGCGCATTCGATCCAGAGAGCCGCGCGCAGGGCGCCGCGCATTTTCTCGGCCCGACCATCGATGTGCTCTTTAGCACCTTGGGCCTTGGCGGCGCCGCGATTGATGAGGCTGGCGCCGCGCTTGGACTGCATGAGGACCGCACTCGGCTTGGCCGGCAGGGGATCAAGACTGCGCGCCAATATGTGCCGCGCACATGGGCGACCGATCTGGCGGTAGATCGATTGTTTTGGGACAATATGCAGCGCTTGGTCGATCCCGAGGCTGATGAGGACTTCGCCAGACGAGCGGCGCGCGTCGAACAGGGAATGTGGTTTCCGCCGGGCGGGCCGCTGCAAGCGCCTGATTTGCGGACCCTTGATCTGGCGAACGAGGATCAGGACCCTCTGTTGCCGCAACCGCAATAGTGCGTTTTGGTCGGTCAGGCGCGGCGCCTAGGCTTTGCATCATGAGCCAATTAAGCAATGCACTCGGGTCCAAGACGATTTGGGGTTTGATTATCCTGATCGTTAATATGTTCCTGAAAGAGACGCCGATCAGTGAAGAGATCGGCCAAGAATTGGAGCAGGCGCTGCTTGCCGCCGTTGACGCCATTGGCGCGCTCGTCGTGCTGTGGGGCCGGATCACCGCCAAGGGACCGCTGTTCGACGACGACTAAACCCATGATCTGCCGCATGCTTTGGCAAACCGCGCTGGCGGTGCTATATGCGCGTCGCTTTTTTAAAGGAGAGGCACAATGCTTCGTACACTGATTTCGACTGTCGCCATCGCCGCAATTCTAGGGGCGTGCGCGGCGCGACCGCGGTGCGCGCCGGTTGCGTCAGACAACGCTGCTGTGGCGGCGTCTCCCGCTGACACATTGCAAGCACTGCGGCAAAGCGCGGCGACGCATGGCAGCGTGCGGGTGATTATCCGCTTAGCGCGACGAGAGCCCGGCGCAAGGACGGCTGCGTTGGCAGAAGCGCAAAACATCTTTCGATCCTACGGGATTGAAGCCGCGCCGCTTGGCGGCACCCTACCGTTTGTTGTTGTCGAACTGACCGAAGTGCAATTAGTGGACGCACTCTATTACCATTGGGCATTCGCCAGTTGGAGCGAAGATCGCGTGATGGAAATGAGTCTATCCGACAGTGCGCCGCTGGTGCAGGCGCCGCGGCTTTGGGAGCTGGGTGGGCGCGGCGCCGGGCAGGCTGTAGCCATTCTGGATACCGGCGTTGATGCGGCGCATCCGTTCTTGAGCGGCCGCGTGAATGCAGAAGCGTGTTTTTCGACAACTTCTGGGCAATCGAGATCGGTATGCCCGAACGGCGAGGCGTCTCAGATCGGCCCTGGCGCTGCTCGTCCCTGCCAGATCACCGGATGCCTTCACGGCACCCACGTTGCAGGTATCGCCGCCGGCCGTGGCGAAAGTTTCTCCGGCATAGCCCCAGACGCCAATATCATCGCCGTTCAGGTGTTCAGCCGCTTCGGTCAATCCACTGGCGCGTTCACGTCCGATATCATCCGCGGGCTGGATTTCGTGCTGCAACAAAACGCTTCCCAGCGGGTCGCGGCGGTGAATCTCTCCCTCGGCGGCGGGCGCGAGCGCGGCTTCTGCGATACCGAGCCGATGAAAATGGTGGTCGATCAATTGCGTTCGGCTGGGGTGGCGACGGTAATTGCTTCCGGCAATGATGGGTTGCGCGATTCTGTCAGCTTTCCCGGCTGCATTTCCAGCGCTGTCACCATCGGCGCGACGGATAAGCGCGACCGTATCGCCAGCTTCTCCAATTGCGGGCCGCAAACCGATCTGCATGCCCCTGGCGTGGCCATCACATCATCGGTTCCGGGGCGGGGGTTCCAAGCCCTAAGCGGCACGTCGATGGCTACCCCGCATGTGGTCGGCGCCTTCGCCGCGCTGCGGTCGCGCTTCCCCAACGCCAATGTGACGCAGCTCGAACTGGCGCTTGAGGCTACCGGCCCAGTGGGCTCCGGTCGCCCCCGCATCGCACTCTTTGACGCCAATACTCGGCTAGGATCCACACCATGATCGTCAAAGCCTCTGTAATCGCGCTGGCAGCGGTGCTGGTGAGTTCTTGCGCTGGCCCAGGGGTTGACCCCACGCCTGAGCAATTGGTCATCCAGGGCCAGCGATTGTTCTTCGAAGAGACCTTCGATGGCAACGGGCGGACCTGCTCAAGCTGTCACCGGGCCGAGGACAATTACTCACTGACGGGGGCGACCGTGCGCCGCCTGCCAGCCGCCGACCCCTTGTTCGTGGCCGAGACCAACCCCGATTTGGCCACGTTGGAGGAATCGGCCCAATTGCGAGAGAATCTGCTGGTCAAGGAGAATTTAGACGGATTCGAGGATTTGAGCCGGTTCAACCTGCGGGCCGTCCCGTCGCTATTCGGGCTGCGTCACACCGTGGCCAGCTCCGAGGGACCGCATCTCGGCCACGGCGGTGATGGCAGCCCCGGCGATGGCAGCCTCCGCTCGTTCTCGGCGGGCGCGGTGAGCCAGCATTTCACGCGCACCTTGGCGCGGCAGGAGGGTGTGGATTTCCGCCTGCCGACCGAGCAAGAAGCGCGGGCGCTGGAAGCGTTCATGTTGTCGCTGTCGCGTCCAGACGAATTGGCGCTACCCCTGCCTCTCCATAATGTGTCCGCCGCCGCCGGCCAGGCCTTGTTCATGGGTGAGGCTAAGTGCGGGACATGCCACCACAACGCCGGCGCCGACGTGGACCCGGCCATCCTGGGACCGCTCGGCAACGCCAATTTCAACACTGGCGTTGAGCGGTTACAAAATACTCCAGCCCAACTCTTTGGTCGGCCTGTTCCGCAACCGGACGATGGGCGTGGGCGCGGGCCCGGCGATGGTACGTTCAACACGCCGTCGCTGGTGGAAGCCGCTGACACCGGCCCATTCTTTCACAACAATTCAATCAGCACGCTAGAGGAAGCGGTTGAGTTCTATGATTCCGTTGAGTTCAACACGTCGCCAGCGGCGACGACTGTGGGGCAGATCAGCCTCACCACCACCCAGGTGCAAAACGTCGCCAACTTCCTGCGAGTAGTGAACGCCCTGGAGAACATTCGCCGCGCCGAGAGCCTGCTCCGATCCGACGATATCGTGATTATCGGGTCCATCATCGTTGGCCGCAACATTCTCATCTTGGCGCATGAAGAGCTTACGGACGGCCTCACTGTACTGACGCAAGCCAGCGTTAGCGCCAGCGCAGTGGAAGAATTGCGGGAAGCCGCCAGACAAACGCGGGCCTGCCAGCCCAACGTGATCTTGCGTCTGGTGTTCCCTTTCAGCAGCCGGCGGCGTGGATGCGTGGCCAATCCATCGATTGAGCGCTCGCTGGAACACTTGGCGCTCGCCAGGGCGGCGTTGGTGGCGGAGTAACTGCACCGTGAAAAAGAATAGCCTTTCCGCCTTGACGGCGTTCTTGGCTCTATCCGCCGCGCCAACGGCCTTGGCGGAAGATCTTGAGGTCGAGCGCGTGTCGGTGGGGATGACCAATTGCGCAGTGCGCTGCAATACCCTCAGCAAGAGCGCTGGACCGAATGCGGAATGGGAGGTCGTGCTTGAGTCACCAGATTTGCTCAATGGGATAGGGTCGCCCAGCCCATATCTAGTCGCGTCAATAAACACCGCCGGGGAAACCAGCTTCGCCGGCGGCGGACTACAATGGCGCCGTGATCTGACCGACGATTGGGCGCTTGAGGCCAGCTTTGGCTATGTGCTGCATTCTGGTTATATCGAGGACGCCACTCGTGAGCACGTATCGCTAGGCTCGCGCGATTTGTTCCACATATCGCTCGGTGTTGTGCGCGATTTACCTGGGCCGTGGGAAGCGACGCTGTTGGTTGAGCATCTGAGTCACGGGCAAATCATAGGCCGCGGGCGCAACCAAGGCTTGGATCAGATCGGCTTGCGGCTGGGGTATCGCTTGAATGAGTGATTGCCTGTCATATGATCCCCCGCGCGACCTGTACTTGCCGCGCCTGCTTCCTCGTGCGCTTAGCGTACGTGCTGACCAACACCGCTTCCGTCTGGTGTGTGGTCAAGGCGCGGGTCTGATCAGCCGTCATGCCGTGATCGATAGCGTCCGTCGCGGCCGAGTGGCGCAAGCAGCGCAGTAATAAGTGGCGTCCGCCAGATTTAATTACAGCACGCCGCAACCAGCGGAAATCCGTAGTTACCCGATCATCGTCGATCACTGGCCTGTATGGCTGGCCGCAGCGGTCAGTCACCAGATGTTCACCTGGGGTGGCGCGGATTGCCGCGCCAAGCGCGGCCGAGATTGGCGCATAGCCGTACACCCCAACCTTGGAGGTTTCGTACTCGATCGCCGATCCGGCCGCAGCGTCGATCCAGTGAATGTCCTTGCGCCAGAGCAGCGCATCGCTCAGGCGGGCGGCGGTTTCCCATAATGTGCGAATCATGATGGCGCCGCCCGGCCAGCCATTGGCTTGGGCTGTAGTTTGATAAGCTGCCACATCGTCGCGTGTCCACAACACTACCGCCTTCTTCGCGCGGGTACGGCGGAACTTTAGCCGAGCAAACGGGTTGGTTTCCCGCCGCCCCATCAAGATCGTTTCAGTGATCAACACCGACAGCATGGCCCGTAAATGCTCGCGCTGCGATGGGCGATCAGCATAAGTGTCCAGGAATGCCAGCGCATCGCTCAGCCTGAGCGTCGCCAGTTTGACCGGCTTGGCCTTGTGCCAAGCGAGCAATTGCCGAAGTTTCTCCTCGTAGGATCGGCGGGTGCGCTCCCGCAACGTGGTCCATCGCGGTGAGGCGCGGTAATGGGCGATCGTCTGTAACATGTTCACTTGACCTGTTGTTGCGTTGGCTTGGCGAAGCGAAGAGCGGCGGCCTGGCGGGCGGCGTCATTGAGAGACGTGGGGTCTGCTGCGGGCGGATAGATAGCGCTAGGCGGCGCTGTGGTGGCCGTGGGCGCTGGATTGAATGTCCGTGGCTCTAGTGGTGTCATCTGGCGAATCAGCGCTGCGGCGCGTTCTAGCGCGTCTGGGAGGTTAATGTCGGTCTGACCTGCGAGGGTGCTCAGGCCGGCGACGATTGTTGCCTTGATGCGGCCCCCATAGCGCGGGGTGAGCGCGTGCAACGTGGCGACTTGATCCTCGCTTAGGCGGATCGTGATTTGCTTTCCAGATTGGGCCATCTGTCTTGCTCCTATACCGCTACCATATATCACAATCTTGGTAGCTGTATAGTAGCGGTGTCACTATGTCGCAAATGTGAAGGCCTACATTGGCGCGGGGGCGACATGCTCGCCGTAGGCGAGCATGCCCTCCCGAAGCTCGGCGCGCAGCTGCATTTCGTGCTTGGTTGGCGCTCGCCACGAACACAACCCGACGAAGATGCGTAGCCGAACGGCAACAAATGTTGCTTGTACGGACCAGCCAGCTTTGATACCCCAGCCAGCTTCGATGCCCTCGCCAGCTTCGATGCCCTCGCCAGCTTCGATGCCCCGGCCAGCTTCGATGCCCTCGCCAGCTTCGATGCCCCGGCCAGCTTCGATGCCCTCGCCAGCTTCGATGCCCCAGCCAGCTTCGATGCCCCGGCCAGCTTCGATGCCCGAGCCAGCTTCGATGCCCCGGCCAGCTTCGATGCCCGAGCCAGCTTCGATGCCCCAGCCAGCTTCGATGCCCCGGCCAGCTTTGATACCCCAGCCAGCTTTGATACCCCGGCCAGCTTCGATGCCCTCGCCAGCTTCGATGCCCCGGCCAGCTTCGATGCCCTCGCCAGCATAGATGCCCGAGCCAGCTAGCGACCTGATCCTACCAAGAGCCTTGATAGCGCCGGTGAACCAGACGGTGCCGAGGTCTGCGGCAATTTCGATGTGCCCGGTCCAATCCGACACATCGGGGCCAATATAGAAGCTGTTCGCGTCCAGCTGCGCGCGCATAATTGTCAGGGTAGCAATCTCTTTCATTAGGTCATCTCCCGCGCTCAAGAGCTAATGCCGCGCTGGCGAATAGTTCCGCCGCTATTACGATAGCGAAGCCGTCAATTCGGTCCCGACGCATCGCCTCCAGCGCTTCCTTGTCTCCCGCATCTGCTCGCTTGAACATGTCGTTCAGCAAGCGCGCGCCGTTTTGGAAGAGTTTCACTGCGTCACGTCCTTCGTCCGCGCCCTCAATGTAGCGCGCGATCATCGCTTGCAGCTTCGGCGGCAGTGTGCGTGAGCCGTGATATAGGCGTTCGATAGGAGTCATTGGTCCAGCCTTCGTGCTTCCCAAAACGCTGTTGCCTCGTCGGTTTCGTCCACAAAGCCGGCAGCACGCGCGGCGATTATGTAGTCATAATTGTCGGTCCAGAATCGTTCCGCCGTATCGTAAGGCTTCTTGAGCATGGTCATCACCGCATGTAACCATTGCGCCGCGCTGTTCGTTGTTCGCAGATCGCCACGGCCGTTGATAAGGGTGAATACATAGGCGGGTGCGCCGGCAGGGGAAGGCGCACCCGCCAGTTCACCGCCATTGCTCTGGAGCACTACAGGTGGCGGCGAGGCATTTGACGTAGCACCGCGCGCCCAGCGCGCCAATGCTTCGCCGTGATTTTCGCAGAGGGCTTGGCCCGGCTTGAACAATTCGCGGAACTGGACCGGCAGTTTCGGCACACTCACTTCGCCGGGTCGCTGCGGGCTCCAATCGGGTACGCCATCCGAGGCCGGCGGCAACAGCGCGCGCACAGTTTGCTCGAAGATAAACTCGTCGCCGGAAATCGGTTGCCAGCCGCCATCCACCGGCTCCTTGCCCCTGGCAATTATCAGTTTTTCTTTGGCGCGGAAGCAGAAGATGAACATGGCATTGAGCGCGGTCACACCGCCTATTAGCGCGCGGCGCGGGGCGGCGGCGTATGACCATGCGATGAAGTTCATGGCCTTGCGCTTTTGCCAATCGTCGCCCGCGAGCTTATCCAATTCGAGCTTTTGCATTTCCAGGTAACCCCCCGGCCCCTCATGCTCGTGCGACATTGAGTCAACGATAATCACGCTGGCGCCCTGCTGCACCTGCGATTGTATCGCCGCCAGATAGCGTAAGCTCGAATAGGGTTTGCCGAATGGCACGTGCTTGAATTGAAATAGCGAGCGGTAATGGCGAGCCCGCTCCGCTTCGGTGTCAATCACATGGATAGCGCCGCCGAGAACACGCACGGCGCCGGTCGCGAGCCGTAGCGCTGAGAATGTTTTGCCCGACGACGACGGCCCGACCAAGCCGATCAGCAGCGGCACTGGATTATCGCTAGGGGCGCGGGCTTGGAACTCGTCAGCCATCATGCGCCGTCGTGCCACGCTAAGGTCATTCCCCCTCCGCCTCTTGCTGCTGACGGTCCAGCTCATCGTCTATCTCCCAAGGTTTCGGCCCCACCAAATGCGGACCAAGCGGATAGCCCGGCCATTTATTCAATGACATGCACATCGACCATTTGAGCACCGCGCGATCAACTTGGCGGCTGGCAATCTCCATTAACGCTGCATCGCATCGATGCAGCGTGACCGCATAGGGCGGTTCTTGCTCTTGAAACATGAACGTGAACTCACGGCGGCCAGCGCCGGCGGGGTGCAAGATATCGAGGATCATGGTGATGAACGCCTGCTGCGTCGCGTAGCCGCGCACCATGTTTGCGCAGGCGGCGGGGGCGGAAGAACGAGTGGTAGTTTTATAATCCACGAGCCTGCGTAGGTTGACACTGCTCGCATCAATCATGGTGCGCAGCCATAGCGATTCACGCCGGGCGATAGCGACCATCTCGGCATGCCAGGCGGGACCAACCATCAAATCCATCAAATATGGATGCGCGCGTGTCGCCATCGCTGCGGCGCGCTCATAATCCATTGCCTTGATCGGTGTGAAGCCTTGAGCATAGGCGGCGGCGCGAGCATCCCTGGCCGCCTTTGTCCGATAATCATCGTATTCCATTACCGCTAGTGCTGAGCCGCGCCCCAAAAGTAGCGCGTGAGCCGCTTTGCCGATGACAATCATTTCCGCGCTATCGGCATGAGCCGCACTTGGCGTAAGCCTCGGATGGGCGTGGCGCGCGTGAGCCGGTGAGCGGTCGATCAGCAACTTACAGACCGTATGATTCAGCGATGGATCGGGGCATGGATCGGCGTGGTAATCGGCGGCTGGCATGTCGTAGAAGCCCGCCGCAGTCACCGGCCGGGTGAGTAATTCTATGGAAACCATGAAACCGCTCCCTTATATGCGGCTCATCTTGCGCCAGGATGGCCCATGCGTCCGCCAATAATTATCAGCCACGCCAGCTACTTGCCGACGCTTCTACGCTTTGAGCGGATTGCGCTCGGCATGAGCGGTGAGGAATTGGACTGGCGCGTCGGCTGGGCCGATCGCTATTCCGCCAAGTGTGAATCGCCGGAAAAAGCCTGGGGAAAAACCGTGTTCGGTTCTCGCTGCTCCGACGAGTGGCTGGCGGGCCTCGGTCGAGCGTTGGTCTTGATGGACCGCGCAGTAGCGCTGGCTCTTCCCGACGTGCGATTTGATCCTCCTCCATCGTCCGACCCATCGCCGCCAACGCCTACCCCTACACGGTACATTCGCTCCAGGTGGACATCGATCCGGTAAATGAGCTCAGGGGCCAACCCCTTGGGGTCGGGGGGGACGGGCATAGGAATTGACCCCTGCCGGCCCTGGCGGGTGGGCCGTGAAGTGACCGTGCGCTATTCTCACGATAACGTCAATAGCGGCGCTTGCTTTTGCCGTGAGAATAGCTCACGCAGGTCTGGCATGAGCGAAACCCACTACCAACCCGCCGCCGACATTATCGCCCGCCTTGGCGGTGTGTCAGCGGTCGCAATCGCTATTGGCCGCGACGACAGCACTGTGCGTCGTTGGCGGATGGCGCCGCCGCAGGGTACTGGCGGCGTAGTCCCGTATGACGCCATGATCGGGTTGCTTCAATACGCCAACAGCGTAGGCGTATCCCTGACGTGGAGCGACTTCACGCCGCGCGATCTGGAGGAGTTTGTCAGTGTCAAAACCACAGGCCCAGGACGATGAGATTGCCCTCTACACTTATTTGCTGCTCGGTAAGCGGGAGGAGACCAAAAGTGCGCAACGGCGCGAGGCGACGATGGCGAAGGAGGCCGCGCAAAACGGTGTGTCATGGACGGAAGTCAAATTGGCGCTCAAGGAATACGAGCTAACGCCGCAGGCGCGGCAAGCCAAGGCCGAGCGGCAAGCGGCGATCTACCGCGCGGTGGGCGCGCCGGTGCAATTGGAAATGTTCGATTCCTACGTGTCGAGCATGGTCAACGACACCGAAGCGGAGGCGCGTCGTCGGGGACGATTTGCAGCCATCTGTCACCAGGAATGTTCCCCGCCTTATGAGCCCGGCAGCCCAGAGGGGCAGGCATGGATGAACGGCTGGCACGCGGTTCTGGCGCTGGCGAACAAGTATTACAAGCGATTTGAGTTGGCGGCTGACGCCGTAGAGCGCGCGCTGTGACGCTAGCAGAAGCACGCGCCGTTAATGAGCGCGTGCTGGAGCTTGACCTATTCATCCCAATTACCCCGAAGGGTCAAGGGCGCCCGCGGTTTGATCCGCGTTCCAGGCGCGCGTACACCGATAAAGTGACGCGCGCTTATATTGGGGCTGTGCGCACGGCGGCGGAGCTGCAATGGGGCGATCGTGAACCGCTCCAAGGCCCAGTTGCGCTATCGGTGCTCGCCTTCTTTGCGCTCCCTGTGAGCGCACGCGGCAAGCCGCGCACGCACCATGTGCAGCGCCCAGACTCCAGTAATATTCTGAAAGCGGCGGAGGACGCCTTGCTTCCGCTGGTGATCAAACGAGAAACCGTGTGGGCAGGTGTGATCTGCGACGATGCGCAGGTTATAGATGCCCGCGTCAGCAAGCAATGGAGCCTCTGCGCGGCGGCAATCTCGATTCAGGTGTGGAGCATCGTGTGATGACCAAGACACAAGCCAGCTTCGATTTCCACTTGCACCGCGAACTCCGCGCGGATTTCCTCCGCGATACAATCTTCGGCGCCGGGGTCCGCTTGCTGTGCCTGCACGGCGGCGGCGAGGCCAGCGCCCGTGCGTTCCTCGGTAAGCGCGCCAGTGAGATTGGCCAAGACGCGCTGGCGCGCGCGGTCTGCGTGGCGGTGTGTAGTTCTGTAATTGAGCCCAGGAGCTACCTCGCGGCCTGCGGGCGATCGCCGCCCACAGAGACAACCGGCAACGGCTCGGCGGCGCACTCAGAAGTGTGGTGGGACGACGACGACTTTTCGATGATTGATCTCCAGTTAGCGCACGAAAGGAGTCCAGAATGAAATTGAAACCAGGCAGCAAGCGCCAATTAATTTTTGAGTTTTTGTCGTGCGCCGCTGGCGCTGTCACAACACGCACCGTGGCCGACGCGCTGGCGCTAAATATAGGCGTCACGTCCGCAGCGCTGCGGGAGATGGCTAACGCTGACCTTATTGAGGTATTGCCAGGCGATGTAAGCGACTACCGCTCCGGCGAGGTTCGCACGTTCAAATGGAAGAGAAACGCTAGCGGAGCTGAGCATGAGTAAACCCATCCCAATGAAGCGAAGAACACTGCGACCAGCATTTACGCTAACGCTGCGGGTTGAGCGCGCGCTACGCACATTTGGGCCAGCCACCACACAGAGTTTGGCCAAGCGACTAAGCGCGAGCCCATCCGCTATCGCCCCGATATGCGCGCGGTTATTCCGCGCCGGCCAACTGCTCCAGCAGCTGGACCGCAATGGCGCGCGCAAGTGGGCCAACGTCCGCACGAAACAGGAGAAGCACGGATGAAATTGTGTCCCGCCGACTTACGCGATCTGAAAATCCTGTTGCTATACTCGAAAGGACGAGACGCCAAACGCATCGCGCGCGATCTGAACATAACCGAGGATGCGGTGCTTCGCGTGCTGAGAGCAGACGCTAAGGCATTCCCTGACGAACCGCTGTGGCCAACCTCATGAGCCCCATCACCCAAGCGATGCACAGCGGCATTGTGCTGCGGGCTTGGGGTCCAGGGCATTATTACACCACCTGCCCCAAGTGTTCCGCCACCCGCACCAAGAAGCGCGCCAAGTGCCTGAGCGTGGACGTGCATGAGAACGTGAAGGTCTATTGCAACAATTGTGCGTGGACGTGCGTTTTTACCGTGGAGGGACAGAGTGCTGAGCGCCAACGCCCGCGAGTGGATCGAGGATCGTGGTCTGGATCAGGACTTAGCACAGCGCTACGGGCTGGAAAGCCGATCTCCCGCTGGCGTTACTGACGGTGACTGGATCGCAATCCCATACTATCGAGCCGACCGAGTGGTGAATCGCAAGTATCGGCGCCTCGATGAGAAGGCCTTCGCCCAAGACAAGGGCGGCGCGCAAATCTTCTGGAATGAGTCGGTGCTAAACGACGTTGGCTTGGCCGATATGCCGCTTATTGTTACCGAGGGTGAGTTGGACGCGCTAGCGCTCATCCAAGCAGGGTTCCAGCGGACGGTCAGCGTGCCCGGCGGGGCGCCAGCCAAGCCGCAGGCCGAAAACACCGGACGGCGCTACAAGTTCATCGAAGAAGTCCTAGCCACACTGGATCGCGTGGGACGAATCATCCTGGCCATGGACGCCGACGCGCCAGGCTATGCGCTGAACGAAGACCTCTCAACGCTGCTTGGTCCAGCACGGTGCAAGTTCGTGCCCTACCCGGACGGATGCAAAGACGCCAACGACGTGCTGGTGCGCTTCGGCGCAGCGCGCTTGCGTCAATGCGTCGAGGCCGCGCGCTGGGTGAATGTCGCTGGCGTGCGCAAGTTGTCGGATTATCCGCCCGGATCGGATGGCGATCCAGTCGTGTGGCGCACTGGCTTGTCGCCCGCATGGGATAAGCGGGTCGGCATCATGCCAGGCTATACCAGCGTGTGGACTGGCATCCCCATGCACGGTAAAACCCAATTACTCAAGCAAGTAACGTGGACCTTGTGCGAAAAGTTAGAGATGCGTGCGGCGGTAGCGTCGTTCGAGGAGACATTCAACCGCGACTACAAACGCAGCGCTTTGCATTATTTGATCGGCCGCCCCCGCGGCGGCTGGCCTAACGCTGGTGGGCCATGGACCGCGGAGGAAATAGAGACCGCAGAGAAATGGATTGAAGACCACATTATCGCTATCGACCCGCACGGCTATGCTGATGCTGGATCGCAACTGGAGGAGATCGAGCCCACGATGGACTGGGTGCTGCACGCCGCACAGACCGCGATTATCCGCCACCAATGCCGCTTTGTTGTTGTGGATCCGTGGGGAGAGATATCGCAGTCACGCGAACGCGGCGAAAGTGAGCACGATTTTATCGGTCGCTCGTTGACCCGATTCAACCGGCTGGCGCGTAGTTTGAAGGCCCACGTCGCGATCATTGCGCATCCGAAAAAGTTGGAGAGCAATCGTGACGGCGTATGGAGGCCGCCGGGTCCTTACGATATCGCTGGCTCATCGCACTTCTTCAACAAACCGTCGCTCGGGGTGAGCATCCATCGCGATCCAGACCTGGACAAGGAAACCAAGGAGCCGTTGCCTGGCTCTACCCGCACCAAGATCATGACGTGGAAATCGAAATTCCAGGATGTGCAAGGCAAAGTTGGTCACTGTTACTTGAACTTCATCCCGCGTGATGGGAGGTTTCGCGAGCCATGAGCACCCCAACAATGGACCTGACGCCGTTTTGCTCCAAAGACAAAGTGAGGTTCTATCTCCTGGCGCCGTGGACGCGCGCTGGACACATGTTCGCGTCCGATGGCACGGTGATGGTGCGCGTGCCAGCGCGCGCCGGCGTGGCCGAGCAGAAGCTAGCGCCGGATGCGGGCCAGTTGTTTCAGCGCTATGGCGTTGCCGGACACAGACCCGCGCCCGCGATTGTCTTGCCGGCCCTAAATGAGCGCGCATGCGAAGAATGCTCTGGGGCTGGGAAGTTCGAAGATTGGGGGGATTGTTTCTGCTGCGACGGCGTTGGACGAGTGGACGACGATATTCAGGTTGGTTGGAGCTTTGGCGGCGTCGCCTACTCACAGCACTATATACGGCTAATTTGGGCGCTGCCGGAACTGCGCTTGCCGACAGCGTTCCCTAAACACAGGCCGATGCATTTTCTGTTTGCCGGCGGCGACGGGTTGGTGATGCCGCTGCGCGCTAACCTGTCCGATACGTGGCGCATCAACGAAGCGAAAATGGAGGCGGAGCAATGAGTCGCCGCTATGCCGAGGGCGCTGGGCGGGCCGGAATGAGCGTCCGCAGAGTGCTGGCGACACTCCGTCGCTGGATCGCAAACGACCTGCGCCGTAGGCGTGTTGGGTGCACTAGTTGCCCTCATGCGCTGCACGACAGAAGAGAGTGTCACTGCATACGCCTCGTGTTTGGAAAGCTCGCATGAACAACGCTCCCTCCGACGCCGCACCAATCCCCGAACAATGTTCCCGCTGCGGAAACCCCGTTGGCGCCGGTCAGGAGAAGAATATCACCTACTACTGCGATAAGATCGATGGCATGTGGTGCGGCGAGTGCTTTGGTTTCGCCACGAAGTGCGAGAAACTCCACGGCGAGGGCTGCGCCACGGTATGCTTCGCCGCCATCGATCTTGCCCCATGACCCCGCGTGCTCCCCTTCGCGTGCTGGACGCGCCGCGCGCCATAGATTTGTTCTGTGGCCTTGGCGGCTGGACTGACGGCCTGCTCGACATCGGCTATGACGTGACTGGCTACGACATCGAGGCGCACGCATACGGCGAGGAGCGCTACCCGGCCAAGCTCGTGCTGCAAGACGTGCTCACGCTCGACGGCGCGCAATTCGCGGACGCGGCTTTGATCGTCGCTAGCCCGCCTTGCCACGAATTTTCCTATATGGCGATGCCGTGGAAGCGCGCCAAGCAGATCGCGCGGGCCTTGCGCGGGCTCGACGAATTTCCCGCTGGCTACAGAGGCTCGCGCAGGCGCTCGGAACTGACGGCGCTGTTTGACGCCTGCTTCCGCATTCAGCGCGAGGCGAGCGCCGCAGCGGGACGGAAAATTCCCATGGTTGTCGAGAACGTGCGCGGAGCCTCGCCCTGGGTTGGCCGCGCGGCGTGGAACTTCGGCAGTTATTACCTATGGGGAGACGTGCCGGCGCTGATGCCGAAAACGCTTGCCAGCCATAAAAACCCCGGCTTCCGCTTCGACGGCTCGCGCAAGAGCTTTCAAAGCGAGAGCGTGGCGCGGCATGTCGGCGAAGGCCGCAAACACCACAGTGACTGGTTCCGCGATCCCGATTGCCCGTCGCGCCAAGGCGGGCAATCCAAGGCCGAAGGCCGCAAGGGCGCGGGCGCGGGCGCGGAATGGTTCGACGCCAATTTGTGCGTACTGCCAAGCAAATCGCCGCGCCGCAAAGCCGCCAGCGCGCGCATCGCGAAAATCCCGTTCGCGCTCTCGGAATGGATTGCGCGGACGTACATGCCCGCGCGCTCGCCCGCGCCATGATGGAGAATGAGCCGTGACCTGTTGGTGTAAAGCGTGCCGGACGATGCGCCTGACTATCGGAAGCGAAAGCTCGGAAATGAACAGGAGCATTAGACACACCCCGGCGCGGCACATGACCGACGCCGACCTGAGCATCGCATTGGCGTGGGTCAACGAAGAGATCGATTCGCTTTGCGGCCGCGCCGATTGAAGCCCGCGAACGCGGTGGCTCTCCCGGCGAGTGGTTATACGAGCGCTTTGCGGAACTCGAAATAGAGATTGGCGAGAGAGCTGCGTTGCTGCTGCTGATCCAGGCTAAGGAGGGAACACGATGACCCATCCAGGAGTGGGCGATGGCGAAAAGCGCCGGCGGATTGCTCCGCCGGCGCCATGTTTATGCGGTTACAGCACCGCTCTTAGGTTCGGGGTTCCTCTGACGCGTTTGATCGGCTTGGCGCGTTTCTTCTGGTGTGGGGCAGGCAGCCGATAGGCAGCCGCAAACCCCAGGATGAGCAGGTGAACGCCGAACGATTTGCCAACATCGCCGAACTCGCGCTCAGCATCGCTTGGCGCTGCGCCATGTGAGACTAAACGTCGATCCTCGTTCGGCACATAAGCGCCGCCGCGGACGCGCTCCAAGGCGATCTGGTAGACCGCCGATTCGCGCGTGGTTTCCGCAGCGTATTGCGCCCTTGTCCAAGCAAAGTAGCCGGACAAATTGCCAACCGAGATCATCAATGCCCAAGCCGTCATGCAGATCGCAAGGAGCGCCTGTTTTCGCAGGCCCTTGCGCCCTGTCCGCCAAAGCCAAGCGGAAACGCTGGCGCCAAGCGCGACACCAAGCCCGGCGGCGATCGAGATCACCGTTTTTAGCACAGCGTCGATTGGCACGCCGTAAACAAGCTGCGCCCTAGCAGCCGATTGATAGGCGTACACACCTGCCCCCAACTCAGCTGCCCCCAGGGCCGCAAGCCCGGCCAGGAACAGGATCCGCGACTGCCAGACCGGCAGCGCCATGTTTATCTGAGTCATGTTAGAGATCCTCCGCGCGCTGGAATGCGCGCATAAAAAAGGGCAGGCCCGTGAAGGCCTGCCCTGGCGAAGATGTTTTCGCGTTGCGGTTCCGCTTTCTTGTTGCGCTCGCGGGGGGTTAGCCTCGACGATACGGGGTGCGCAGAATTGACGTGCCGTAGTCTTCAGCGATGCGGCGCAGCTGCGCGTAGTTCTTAACGTTCGCTCGCGAAAACATCGACGAGTCCATCGGCAAGTCAAATTCCAGAAACACACTCGGCGTTTTCACCGAATACCAGACTTCCGACGCGGCTTTCGCCGCCACATACTCGGTCTTGGTTCCGTCTCCAGGCCATTCTCATCAGGGTGCGCAAGGCCAGGCGCGCACCGACGACACACAGGAAGCCGCTCATCACGGCGAAGGCGTCGTTTCGATTTAGGAACCCCGCCTCGCTAGCACGGGCTACACAACAGAAGCCCGCTCATCAGGTCCGCCTTGACACCTGGCGCCGGTACGCGCCGTAGTGACTCTCAAGTCCCTGACCGAGTGCCCCGCGCTTTGATGCCTGCGACCGGCGGGGATGGTTCGGAACGCCCAGCGACTGGGACAATACCGCAACCATACAGCTATCTAGCCAAAAATGCAATAGCTGCAAGCTGTATCAGCATGCGACACAGTGACACAGCTACAATACAGCTTCAACAGAATCGGGCGCTTCCACTTTCTCTATGAGGTAGCGCAACACCGCAGAGCGCAAGCGAATCACCGCGCAAATCTGCAACAAACTCAACCACTAGTCGATTTCTCTTGACAAGCGCGCAGAGGCCACACCCCATATAGTACTCACTGACCATCCAATTGAGCATGATATCAACATCTCCATCAGAGAGCCGAGAAAGGCCGCAAGGCCATCCGGTGCCGAAGAGCGAAGCGATGAGGCCGAGGAAGCGAGCCAACAGCGAGCTTACCGGAACCTCGGTCAGATAAGCAGGTCTATCAAGTATAGAGCTTCAGTCTAACAGGACTTGACTCTGCGCGAGCCGAGAATCAAAACTCGGCGCCCGAAACACAAAACAACACCCACTAGTTGCAAGGAATGATCACCATGGCTGGCATGCCAGGCACCAAGGAACGCAACCGCGTCCTCCAGGATGAAGTCACCCAATTGCGCGCCAAGCTGGCCGCCTATGAGCACGAAGGAAGAGCCAAGCGGCTAGAGCATCACCGGCGCAGCTACGATGAAACGATCCTCGACGATCTCATGGAGTGGTCAACGGAAGGCCAATTTCTCGACGAGGTCATCTCGCAATGGGGAATCAGCCGCGAAACCTTCGACCAATGGTGCGAGCAAGAGCCAAAGCTGCAAGAACTCTTGCCAATCGCTCGAGCAAGGGCAAGAGCCGCGCTCCTGCGACACATGCGCGCCGCGTTATCGCAGCGATCCGCCTTCCCCGCAGCCCTAGCCGATCGCATCATAGCCATGCTGGATAAGGAGATGATGAGCGGTGGCACAAGCGATAGCCAAATGTTGGTGAGCCTGGAGATGCAGCCGCTACGGCATTCTCCGCCTTAAGTGGGAGGTGGATCCAATCCATCAATTCCTCGGGCGAGGCGCTAGCGACACGGCGCCTCGAAGCTCATCTAGCGAATAAATGGGCGCCGCTGGTTGGAGATCGTTTCCCGAATGCGGCGGCGATTGATGTCCAGCGGCCTGCGTTGAGCCCATCGCCCGCGCGGGCGCCCACCGCTGTTGAGTAAACAGCGGTAGAAACAGCCTAAGTCTTTGACAGCATGAGACATATCGATGGGGCGAGGCGATCAAATCGCGCATCACCTGGCGAAAAGGCTCGCGAAAACGGTAGGGGGTGGGGGCAAAACCGAGTTCGCGCGCCGTGTGTCATCTATCCCACCCACAATTTTGTGGCATATGCAGCTCGAGGCCTGCTTTATGCATATTTTTCTATGCTCGAGAACAAAAGGAGTTCCTTGATTTCCGCATGACTTATTTTAGTTTGGTTGGATGACGAATCCGGTTTTTGAATCGATGACCCGGCTATCGGTTGGTGGTTGGGTTATTCGGGTTTGGCGCGACCATGAGAGTTTGGCGGCGGCGGCGTCGGAACCGTTGAACGAGGATGTGCGCATGGCGATTTTGCGTGGCGGCGACGTTGTTGGTGGTTTGGCGGCGGTGAATATTGCGATTTCGGCTGGTTCTGTCGCTGGTGTGTCGGCGGTTGAGGTATTGAACTCGGCGAGCGGGGATGGGATATTGTACTACCCGGACTGGCGGTGAGTGGAGCTGGCTATGGATGGTGATGATCTAATCCTAGGCGATGATGGTGGTGATCCTGCGGCTACGCCTGCCGTTCCGGATCGGCCGCCTCAAGCTGCTGAGCGCCCGCCTTACCCGCCGCCGTCATCCACGGCTGCCGCTCCGACTGTTCCGGTTGATCCGGCTGATTCCTTGAGTGCGGACGATGCTGGCGTGCATGCGGCGATTCGGGCGCTGGGGCGCCTTTCGCGTGACAATCGTTTTGGCGCCGCGCCTTTTATCGGGTTTCCTGATGAGTGAATTGGATCGTCTCGGTGTTGCATACCCCCATTATTATCTGCGCTATGCTGGTCGCGCCAATGCCGGCTTCGGGGTTGAGCTTTATGAAGTGGTGAGCCGGACGAGCGGTATGGCGACTGGCGCGGCGCAGCCTTGCGAACTGGCGCGGTTGACCTTGCGGTCGATGAATGATTTGGCGGATGCGGTTTGTGTCCTCTCGGCGCCGCCCCCAAGCGCCGCAAGCTAAGAAAGTTCAGGAAGTGCAGGAAGAGCCGACGCCAAATTGGTGGGCGCGTTAATGTCCATGGACGACAATCTGCCCGGCGCCAAGCCGCCCGGCGCATTGTGCCCTGAGTGCGAGCATTGGGATTTGCGGCTGGACGCGCTCAATCGGGTGACGTGGTGCGCTGGCTGCGGCGCCCACGTGGCGGCGGCTGATCGAGCAACAGGCGCTGTTCAGCCGCTGGCAAGTGGTGCGTTGTTGTTGGTTTAGCGGTCTCGGAGATTAATCGTCATGGCGACCATTACTCCGACAATTACGGTGATCGAGGAGGCCTACCTTGGCGGCAAGGTGCGGCTGGTGACGTGGACGCCGCTGACTTCGGCTGACACGGCGACGCCGCTGGACCGCAAATATGCCGCCTGGACCGACCGGGCGGTGCAGGTTGAGGGCACTCACGGGACTGGATCGACGAGCCTTCAGGGCTCGCTTGACGGGGTTAATTTCCGGGTTTTGAATGATCCGCAAGGGAATCCGCTGACGTTCGCGGCTGGGACGGTTCGGGTTGAGGGGGTATTGGAGCCGGTGCTGGACATTCGTCCGGTGGTGACTGGCGATTCGACTGGGATCACGGTTTCACTTTTGTTGGTGTCGCAATGAAGGATCGAGCGCAGGTGTTACGCGACATTGGCCGGTTGATCCAGTTCACCGAAGGCCTGCGCGATCTCAAGGACGATTTGGCGAAGCTGGCCAATATCGAGGCCGCCATTGGCGCAGCCGACCGCGATTTGGAGACGGTGCGGGCCGAGACCGCCGCCGCTGGCGCCGAGGCCAAGCAGGCCAAGGCCAAGGCTGAACAGATTTTGACGGACGCCAAGGCGCGGGGCGAAGCGCTGTTCGCCGATGTTGAGAAGCGTGCGGAGGCTCTGATCAACAAAGCGATGGAGGAAGCGGTGACGGCGACCGAGGACGGCAAGCGCCGGGTCGCGGTTCTGAACGCTGAGGTCATCAAGATTGCCGGGCAAGCCGACAAGCAGAAGGCTATTCTGGCCGAGCGCGAGGCGGCGACTGCGGCCATAAATGCGGAATTCGAGCAGGTGCAGCGCGATTTGGCGGCGTTGCGGCAACGGCTTGCCGGGTGAAGCGGGGGCGCTGAGCATGGGCGCGCAGGGTACGGCCATTGTCAATTTCGGCGCGTTTCCCGGCAAGGGCGACGCCAGCGTCGCTATTGTCGGGCAGGCCGACATTATCGCCGGCTCGCTGGTGGAGGCGTGGATACGTCCAGAGGCAACCGCCGAGCACAGCGCCGACGAGCATATGGTTGAGCCGTTGAGGGTGTTTGCCGCCGCTATCGTCGCCGGGGTGGGGTTCACCATCTTCGCCTTCAGCGACAACCGGCTGAGCGCGCCGCTGGCGCCGCCTGGCATTGGCCGGATACTCGTCGCGCACACCACAGTCGGCAACAATTTCAAGGGACCGGGCGATCTCAACCCGAGCGTCGGCGGCGCCCTGCCGATGGTGTATGGGCAGTGGACGCTGGCCTGGGTCTGGAATTAGGAAGCGAACGCAATGGCGGTGCAGATTCAGGGCAATGGCGGCAATGTCGCCGAAGTTGACGGCACATCGTACCGGGCGCTGCGGGTGCGCAACGCGCCGCTGGATACGGGGGCGCTCGGGCATTACCGGCTATCAATGGCGACCGGCACGATTGCTGCGGCCTTGGCGGCGAATGCGGAGCTGTTCCAATTCCGCTGGACTGACGCCACCCGGCTGTGCGCGATCCAGAAGATCATGATCTCGGCTGGGGCGATCGCGGCGGCGACAGCGGCGGCGGCGGTGACGCTGGAGGCGGCGGTCGCGCGTGCGTTCACGGTCGCCGGCACTGGCGGGGCGACGGCGACGCTGACCGGCAACAACCAGAAAGACCGCACATCGATGGGCACCACGCTGTTGGGGGAGGCCCGCATCGCCACCACGGCGGCGCTTGGGGCCGGCACCAAGGTGCTCGATAGTCAAGGCATTGGCAACGCCACCATCGGCATTGGCACCGGGGCCATCACCGTAACCCATAATTTGACGCTGATCGATCGCATTGACCTACTCGAACAGGACGGCATCGAACAGCATCCGCTGGTGCTGGCGGCCAACGAGGGCTTCGTGATCAAGAACGGGGCGGTGATCTGGCCGGCGACCCTGACCTGGGCGCTCGGCGTCACTGTCGTGTGGGCCGAAATTGCGGCGTACTAGCATGTCGCTGTTGCTGTCGCGTATTGGCGCTGCCCCACCCCCCGCCCCGCCCCCGGTTTTTATCCCCAACCTGCGCCGCCGGCGCCGCTAGTGCGTCGCGCCTGTCGATAGCGCAAGTCCAATCTGCCGGCTATGGCCAGCGCCGCACTGCCGATTCCCGACGACGATGCCTATGTCGAATATGCTTCCGTCACTGGGACTGGACCGCTGGCGGTTCCGTTCCCGCTCCCAATTAGCGTTACCGGGGCCGTCCACGTTTCGGTGAACAATGTCGAGCTGGCGGCGACGGCATTTTCATTCACTCCTGATTCCGGCACCTTGTCGGGCTACCCGACCGGGACGGTGACGCTGGTTGCCTCGGTTACAGCGGCCAACGTCAAAATATGGCGCGACACGCCAATGACCCGCACGCTGGATTACTCACAGGGTCCGTTCGACATCGGCGCCTTCAACGCCGAAGTGAGCCGGCTGGTGATGGAGGTTCAGGACAATCGCCTGCGCATTGAGCGCAGCGAGACTACCGGCTCGCTGCAATCGCGGACTGTTACGCCCACAGGCGGGACCGTCTCACGCACGCTGGCGGACTGGATGGCCGACGTTGCGCGGGGCTTGCGCGTGCTGACGAGCAACGAGACTTTTTACGTCAATGTCGCCACTGGCAACGACACGACCGGCAATGGCAGTCTGGCGCTGCCATGGGCCACGCGGCAAAAAGCTTGGGACTATATCCAGGAAAATCTCGACCTCGACGGCGATTGGGTGGTCACGGTTCGGCTCACCGGCACATTCACCGAGACGTTCGATGCGTACGGGCCAATCACCGGCAATCGCGGGCCGCAATCGGTGGTGTTTCGCGGCGCCGCCGACGATTCCACCACTTGCATCATCGCCCCGAGCGCGGCGGGACGCCAAGGCTGGTATGGGCGCGCCGGCGCGAGCTTCACCTACGCTTACATGTCGGTTGGGGCGACCGGAAGCGCCGCCAATGGCGTGCTGGTGGACGGGCCGTGCTGGATCGAGGCCGGCGCCCTGGTGAAGTATACCGCTTGCACGCGGGCGAAGGTCTCGGCGGCCGGCGCGGGGGCGCGCCACTCTCATAGCGTCAGCTACACCGATAGCGGCGCCGCTGCGTATCATATGCTGGCCGAGAATGGCGCCTTTATGGGCGCGACCTCCGGCATTACCTGCACCACGGAAGCGACGCCCGCCTATTCCGGGTCATGGGTGCTGGCCGATCAAGGCGGCTCGGTAAATTACACCGGAATCATCTATGCGGGGTCTGGCGCGACTGGGGTGCGCTACATCGCCGAGAGCAACGGCTGCATCGATCCCGGCGCCGGCGGCGAGACATTTTTCCCCGGCTCACTTCCCGGCGTGCGTCGCTCCGGCGGGGCGTATCTGGCCGGCGCCGATCCGGCGCTGGGCGGCGAGGGTCGGCTCAATTTTCCGCAAGGGCGTTTGAGTCTGACTTCCGGCGTTTCGGTGACGGTCGGTTCGATCGTCGCCGCCACGACCGTTTTTTATGCGCTAGACGCTGGCGATGTGGTCCCGATTCGGGGCGCGCTGGGCACGGTGCATCGGGTGTTCGCGCAGCTCTCGCTGGCGTTGGACAATAACGCTGGCCATGCCGGCTACCACCAGAGCGGCAAAAATTTCGACCTGTTCGTGTTCATGGACGGCGAAACCATGAAGCTGGGCACTGGCCCAGCTTGGACCAATGACACCACGCGCGCCGACGCCGTCGCCAAAGTGCGCGGGCTTTACGTCAACACCGGCTCGATCGTGCTGCGATGGGGCTCTGGCGTCAGCGACACCTCCACCATCACCGCCAATTTCGCGACTTACGTTGGCACTATGCGCGCCACTGCCGATGGGCAGACCGAAAACTCGTTCGCCAATTGCGCGCTGTGGAACATGTATAACAGACGCCCGCGCAACCTCAATATCACCGATACGACGGACACCTGGACTTACTCGACGACGGCGTTCCGACAGGCCAATGCGGCGACAACAAATCAACTGGGAATGGTGCGCGGCTTCGATGAAGACGCGGCCACCGCCATGGCGGTGGCGCAAGTGTCGAATTCGACTGCGACGGTGCGGCCATGCTACGTCGCTATCGGTCTCGATTCGACCACCACGCCGGCGGCGATCGGCGCGAATTATCAGGGCCAGGTCGGCGCCACCAGCGCCGACTTCAAGCAGATGTGGACGCGCTATTCCGGTTACCCCGGCGCCGGCTGGCATACCCTGGTCTGGCTGGAGCAAGGCAACGCTACGGGTGGAGAAACCCAAACTTGGCGCGGCGACGCCGGCGCGGCGAGCATCGTTCGCTCTGGTATTGCCGGTGAGGTCATGGCTTAAAGCGGCATGGCCATCTATCGCCCGTCCGGGCCAACGATAGCGGATTTCCTGCGCTCCAAGTCGCCGATCAGGTTTATCGAGGGGCCGATTGAATCGGGCAAGTCCACCGCTTGTGCGATGGCGATCTACGTGGGTATTTGCACGATGCCCCGGATGAGGGACGGCAAGCGCCGCTCGCGTTGGCTGGTGACTAGGAATAGTTACCCGGATTTGCGCGGAAGCACCGTCGAGACTTTCCTGAATTGGTTCAAGCCGGAAGTGTATGGCAAGTTTCGCGATACCGAGCCCTACACCTTCTCAATGAAGTTTCGCGATGCAGAAGCGGAGATCGTGTTCGAGTCGTTTCTTGATGACCGCGACGACACGATCCGCTCGCTGCGGTCAAAGGAGTTTACCGGAGCATGGATCAACGAGTGTCAGTTTTTTCCGCGCCGGCTGGTGTTTGAGATCGCCTCGCGCACCGGGCGCTATCCGCGCCGCATTGATCTGGCGCACGTCTTGACGCCAGGTGAAGGGCTGACGCAGTTTCTCGTGGCGGATAACAACGCGCCGTTCACCGATGACCACTGGATTCTACGGATGCGCGGCGATGTGCCGTTGCCTTTGGATATGCCATTGGAAGAGGCGATGCAATTTATCAAGCCGGCTGGCGTGCAATTCTTCCGCCAAGCGCCGGCGCTACTGGAGATTATGACGCCAGATGGGCAAAATGTACGCGGGTACGAGGTTAGCCCGGAGGCCGAGAATGTGGAGCACATGCGCGATGGCGCGCGCTCTACTGTGGAGATGGATCGCTTGGAGCGTGAAGCAAAGGCGTTGGGCCAGACGCCGCCGCGCCCGCACCGCTACATCGAATTGACCGGCGGCAAAACCAAGGACGAAATCGATCGCGATCTTCTCGGCCGAGTGGTGCGGGTTAAGGTCGGCGCCCCAGCCACGCCGCAATATCGGCGCGAGCGGCATGTGTGCCGCGAAGCGGTGGAGCCGTTCGACGGCGCCGGCATTGTGATCGGCGCCGATCATGGCTTGACCCCGGCATGCGTGTTCCTGCAAAACATCGCCGGCAGCTGGATTGTGTTCGACGAGTTGACGGCGACGAACACCACGACGGATGAATTCGCGCCGCAGGTGCGTCAAGTAATAGCCGCGCGCTTCCCGTGGGTGATCGAGGGTCGCGGCGGCTATGCCGCATGGGGCGATCCGCAGGGTGGATGGCGCGGCGGCTCCACCGATTCGCGCACCCCGTTCCAAATCTATAACGCCCACGGCGTCGCCATGCGGCCCCCGGCGCTCAAGGACAAGCCGCAATTACGGCTTGAAACGATTCGCCGGCTGCTCGCCACCGAACACAATGGGCGTCCAAGATTGATGGTGCATCCGCGTTGCAAGCGGCTTATTGCGGCGCTTGGCGGCGGCGCCCAGATACGGCGGGTGAAGACGGCGGACGGCCTCAAGCTGGTGGAGGACATTGTGAAGAACGCCGATTCGCATGTGTTTGAGGCGACGTGTTATGCATTATGGGGCGGCGGCGAGGCGCGCGAGATTATCCAACCCGCCGGCGTGCAGAAGGCGCGCATCCAGAATGCCGCCCCGAAGAAGCGGCGGCTGTTCACCGTAGGTCGGAGGTTTTCACGATGAATGTGGTTTCGTTGTTCCCGGAAAGAGAGTGCGCCAGACAAGAGGTTTTAGGCTGGGTCGCCGACTTGCAAGCAAGGCTGGAGGCGGACGGCATCTCGGCGCTATGTGTGCGCTACATTACTGTGGGCGGCGAAATCGACGGCTTCAATATTATTCCAGACAGCCCGTCAACGCTACGCTGCTTGATGCTTGGACAATTGGCGGCGGCGCAGCACTATTGGGCGAGCGTCAAATGAATGATGGAGAACATCATCCAATCGCCAAATGGTTTGTTGGCTTTCTCGGCGGCGGCGGCGATCTGCCGCGCCGTTATGTGGTCGATTGGCTGAGTCCGCGCGGCTTCTGGCACTGCATGGCGTTCGCGTACGACGTGGGCGGCGAGCGTTGGCTGCTCTACGATGTGAATCGCGGCGGCGTTACGATCTTGTCGCTGCCGCCGGCGCAATTCGATCAATGGCTGACGCACATGCGACACGTCAGCGGTATGCGGGTGCTGCAAGTAGAGGTTCGGCCCGCGCCGCGGTTCTGGTTGCAGATCGGCTTGTGGTGTACGGTCGCAGTGATTCACTTGGTCGGCGCCAAGTCAGCGGCGCTGCGGCCAATCGGCCTGTGGCGCGATCTGTGCCGCGGCGGCGCGAGGGAGGCCTTTGCCAATGCCGCGTAAACCGCATCCATTCGAGCCTTCTCCGCGTGAGACCGGCGCGCAACGGCTGGAGCGCCTTGGCATTCTCCGTCCGCGCGGTTACCCGGTATCGCGAAGCGAAGGCTTTGCTGCTTTCACTAATCGTGGAGGCCGGATATCTTCTGACTTTCGTGATCCATCGCATAGACCGCCGCCGCCTCTCCATGCATCGACCATCCGCTCTGCTGATCGCTACTCCCGCATCTACAAGTCTGGACCGTCACTATCGCGGATATTCGGTGAGGGGATGGTGCAGGTGCACAATTATAATCGGACCCACAGCATGCGAGTGGAAGATATCCCACTTAGTCGAGAGCGTCCTGGGAGACCGGAAGCCATAGGCTACGCCGGGACATTGGAGCGTCGCGATTTGCGTTTGCGACTCTATTCGCCAGACGAGGACCGTCCGTTGCCGGAAGTGCTGGCCGACGTGGCTGGCATGTCTGGCGCCCCGCTGGCCTATCTGGAGCATGTGGTGAGCAGGGAAAGCAGCGGCGATCCAAACGCCGCCGCCTCAACCTCACAAGCCTTCGGTCTCACGCAATTCGTCCCGGATACCTGGATTGCGTATATGCGCGGCATGGGGCCGCGTTACGGCTGGCCGCCCACGATGAGCGATGAAGAAACCTTGAGCTTGCGCGGGGACGAACGCTGGTCGGCGATCATGGCGGGGGAGTATGGACGGCGGAATCATGGTGTGTTCGAGCGCGAGCTGGCCCCGCGCGTGGGGCGATCGGCCACTTTCGGGGATCTCTACGTTATGCACTTTGGTGATCAGTCTGGCGTGAATCTGCTCCGCGCCTATTATGGCGTGAGCGCCAGGGGCGCATCGGCGACCAGGTATTTTACAGGCGACCAGGTGAGGAATAATCTGGGGGTGTTTTTCCACCGGAATGCTGCTGGCGACGATATAGATTACAGCCATCCTCGCACTGTAGCAGAGCTCTACAGTCACATGGCCGGCGATCAGACCTTGGTGCAATTCACCCCCCGGCGGGACGGTTCGACTGATCCTCTGGAGTGACGCACTGACCAGCAACGAAACGCACTCGTCTATCCCAGCCATCCGGCGGTCCGCCGCCCCGCCTTTGCTCAAGCGCCTCCTCGCATGCAGCCAGTGTCTCATAGCGCCACGCGCCGGTAGGGTAGGAATAGGGGTAGGTCCCCTCGTCCAGGAAGAAGACGATGAACAAAATCCACATTGGGCGGTGCGTTGAGCCTCCCACGCCGTCGCCAGACCGTGCGCTGTCGCAAGCGGCATCATAGGCGCAATTCGTGAAATCTCCAAAAGCTCCGCGTGAAACCGCCCAACAGACGGAAATCCGTTTAGCTGAAGAACAGCGCATGAAGGTAGCCCAAGCCCGCGCCGATGCCGATGAAGCCGCTGCTGGCCGTCAGTTAATGACCCGCCGTACTCGCCGGGTGATGCGTTTATTTGGCGCTCGTAAGGTGTTGGCTGGACTTGCGGCGCCGGGCGCGCCGCCGGGCGCTGTGTCGATCTCGGGGGCTACCGGATCGGCGAGTTTTCCGTTGGGGTATGTCCCAGGCGGCGGCGGCGGTGGTTTTGGCGGCGGCTTTGGCGGCGGCGGCTTTCGGTTGTTGTGACAGATGGCAAGCGGCGAACCAGACACCGCCGATGCGGAATTGAAGCGCCGGCTGGAAAAGATGCGGCGCGACCGCACTTTGCGGGCGGGGTTTGTCAATGAGGTTTACCGGCTCGGCATGCCGCAGCGCTCACGCATCGACGTAGAGCGCGTAACGCCGATGACCGAGGATGAAATCCAGGACATCCTCGATCAAACCCTGCCGGAAACGCTGGACGACTTCGCGTCCGACATGATGGCGACGTTCACGCCGCCGCATGAACCGTGGGTAAAGCACGTCCCGACCGTGGTGCTGCCGCCGGCTCAGCGCCGAGCGATCGCAGATCAGCTATCGGGCGCGGTGGCGTGGTTTTGGGACGATATGGAGGACTCGTCATTCTATGACGCCGCCGACGAGTGCTACCACGAGCTGGCGGCGGGCACGATGGCGATCCAGCGCCGTGATTACGGCGCCGTTCAGCCGGTTTGTTACGAGCCGATCCCGGTTTCGCAATTGCTGTGCGAGAGGGGACCGGACGGAGCGACCGACGGCCGCTTTACCGAAGGCCAGATCGAGAAGCGCCACTTCATCGCCAATTACGGCGCCTGGATTGATCTGACCAAACTGCCGGCGGAACTTCAGCGCCGATTCACGAACGCTAGGCAAGACGCTACGTTCCGGCTCTGCGATGGCTGGCACAAGCTCTGGGTCAAACCAGGTCAGACTTATTGGCGGCGCGTGGTCATGCTTGAGAAACATACCGTTTACGAAGCGGTGTTCGACCAGGACGGCGCGGAATCGCTCTACGTGTCACGTTGGCGCACTGAGCATCAATCGGCCTATGGCGTCGGGCCGGCGTGGTGGGCCTGCGCGCCGGCGAGGGTGTTGCTGGAACTGCATGCTCTCACCCTCGGGCAGATGCACAACGTCGTTGACCCGCCTATGGCCTATTCGGACCCAGACGGCGGCGCCAATTTGGAACAGGGCATAAATTCTGGAGATTGGGTGCAGCTCGGCGAAGGCTTCGATGTGAAGAAGCTCGGCGGTGAGGGTGAGTTCAACGCAGCGTTCTACAAGACCGAGGATTTGCGCATGCTGATCAAGCGCGCGCTCTACCAGGACAAGCCGGAGCAACGCGGCGACACCCCGCCAACGGCGACGCAATGGGCTGATGAGAGCGCCCGCGCGCAGCAGCGCTTTGAGATACCGCGCGGCAAGGTGATCCGTGAGTGGGTGATCCCGATTGTCCGCGGTCACCAATGGCTACGCACCCAACATGGGCTGTTCCCGCCAATCAAGCTTGGATCGCATGCGATCATGCTCAAGCCGCAAAGCCCGCAAGCCAAGGCGCGATCATTCGAGAAATTAGCCAAGGCGGAGCGGCTGATGGCGTCGGCGGCCAATCCTGTCCTGGCCCAGCAGGCGCAGATGGTGATTGACGGGCGGGCGACCATCGCCGCCATGCAGGAGGAAATCGGTGATGAAATCGTGGTGCTGCGCAGCGAAGAGGAATTGGCCCAGCTCATAGCCCAAGCCTCCGAAATGGCCCAGCAAGGCCAGCAAGGCCAGCAAGCTCAGCAAGCCCCGCAGGAGATGGCATGAGACAGGCCAGATTGAGCCGCTTCGGCGCCGACCCGATCGCGCGGCTGCGGCGGCTTCGGGGTGAGACCGCCAAGGAGCCCACTGAGTTGCGCAAGGCGGCCCTCAGTGTATTCGCCACCAAGGATGGGCAGGTTTTGCTCGATTGGATGCTGGCCCATAGCTATGGGCGGGCGGTTTCGCCAGATGCCCCTGAGAGTGCGTTGAGGGAGATAGAGGCGCGAAAGAGGTTCTTCGACCAATTATTGGCTTTAGGCGAGGAACCGCGAGAGCGTGACCGACGAGATCGACCCGCTAGATGAAGGCGCAGGTCCAACAGCCCCGGTTCGCCCGGATGGGCTGCCGGATGATTATTGGGATGCCAAGACGGGCGTGAAGTTTGATGCGCTGTTGCCGCAGCTCAAGGCCTATTCCGACCTAAAATCCTCCTACGTGGCTAAGCCCGAGGATATCGACTGGTCGTTGCCGGAAGACCTCGATCCAGACCCGGACGCCGCATGGGTGATCAACCGCGACGATCCGATGTTAGGGGCTATTTCCAAGGTGTTCGTTGAGCACAAGGCTACGCAGCCAATGATTTCAGCGGTGGCCGGCGCCTATGCCGCCCAGCACGTCGCGCAATTCAAGGCGGCGAAGGCGGCGCTCGACGGCGAACGCAAGAAGCTGGGCAATAAGTGGCAGGAACGCCACGATGCGGCCAAGGCGTTCGTCACGCGCGCGGTTGGTGAAAAGCGGGCCGAGGCGTTTTCAACAACCTGGGTGACCGCGGAGCAAGTCGAGATCATCGAAGCGCTGGCAAAGCTGGCGGCTGGCCCTGGAGCTGCGCCCATAACCACGGTCACGCCGGCAGATGGCTCGCCCGGAAGAGTGTTCTTTGAGGGCATGAACAGCGGGAATACCTAATGGCTACGGTAGGCACAAACTTCGCGACTCTGATTGATATTGCGATGAGCAAAACCGATCAGATGTTGGTCGAGATTCTAAACCAGAAGAATCCGCTGTTGCAGGTAATGCCCTGGATCGAGTGCAACGACGGCGCTGGTCATAAGACTAAGATTCGGGTCGGCCTGCCAACGCCCACTTGGCGCGCGCTCTATCAGGGTGTTCAGCCCACCAAGGGCGTGGTGGCCGCCGTGCGCGATTCGGCGGGCAATCTGGAGGATTTCGGCGAGGTCGACGAGCTAGAATATGAATTGGCTGGCGACGATCGCGATACGTGGCGAATGCAAGAAGATGCCGCTCACATCGAGGGCATGAGCCAAATGATGGCGAGCACCTTCTTCTATGGCAACGTCACCATAACCCCAGAACGGTTCCATGGACTGGCGCCGCGCTATAATACGCTGGTTGCAGCTACGTCGCAGACGGCGGAGAATGTAATCACCGCCGCCGGCGCGGGCGCTGATAACACGTCGATTTGGCTGCTCGGCTTTGGTCCCAGTTCGCTGCATGGGATTTATCCGAAGGGCACGACAGCTGGGCTTAAGCCGCAGGATTTGGGCCGCCAGGTGCGCCAAGAAACTGACGGCTCACGTTACACCGTGCTCATGACAAAATACGCATGGCAAGCGGGGCTGACGTTGCGCGATTGGCGAGCTGCTGGCCGAATTGCCAACATCGATGTGTCTGATGTGCGCACTGTGGTCAACAATCAGAAGGCGCTTATCACCTTCATGATCCAGCTCAGTGAGCGGGTGGAAGAGCCGATGGGCTCGGGGCGCCAATATTGGTTTGCCAACAAAACCATCACGTCGGCGCTGCGGCAAGGGATTTTGGAGCGGGTGTCGAACAATTTGACGTATGAGAACGTAGAGGGGAAGCGGATCATGATGTTCGACGGCATCCCAATTCTCCGTGCCGATGCTCTAGTCAACACAGAAGCGGTTGTGGTTTAAGAGGACAGTATGATTATCGATAAACAGGCTCGGTTCGACTGGGATAACGCCATCACATCCACGCGAGTATCCACTGACACGTATGACCTCACGACGGTCAATCGTGACATTGGCTTGGCGGATGATTTGTATCTCGTCGGCGTGGTCACCGAGGCATTCACCGCCGCTGGCGCCGCCACGCTCACGGTTGACCTTGTGGATGATGACAACGCTGCGCTCTCTTCGCCGACCACTCTACAACAGTTGATGGCCGTCACCGGCAAGGCGTCACTAATAATTGGTTTTGAACTGTTCAAGACACGGATTCAGATCAACAAGATCACGCAGCGTTTTATCGGCCTTAACTGGACCGTGGCGACCGGGCCGATGACCGCTGGCAAGGTGCGGGCTTTCATTACGCCCGCGATTGACGCGCAACGCTATTATCCCCGTGGTTATGTGGTGTTTTGAGGAGTCTTCATGGCGCAGTACCGTTTGACCAAGCGATCCTATGTCAATGATGCGTTGCTTGAGGCTGGGGCGGTGATTGAGTATGGCGGCGAGCCGGCGATCAATTATGAGCCGCTTGATGTGGCTGCCAAAGCGGCTGTAGAAGCGGCGCAGCTGCGTCGGGCGGCGCGCGCCAAAGTGCAAGCGACAGAATCGGAGAAAGTTGGCAACCAAGACCTTGTTGTGCTGGTTAAGGGGTTGATCGACCGGTTGGCGGCAATCACCGCAAATGTGGCGGAACATGACGCCGGCCTGCAATTGATCAGCGATAGACTTGGCGCGATGGAATCGCTGAAGCGAGGAAAGCCGTCGCGTTCCGAGGAATAGGCTTTGCCTCTCTGGAACGACTTTGGCCGGGGCGCTGTGATCCAACGCTCCGGTTTTTGGTGTTTGAATGGCCACGAAGATTGCAATTGTGAAGGCGGCGCTGGTGCGTCTGGGCGCGGAAGCGCCGGCTGTGCTCGGCGAAGACACCGACGAAATGACCGCCGCGGAGGCGATGTATGAGACAATTGTCGAGGAAATGATCTGTCGCCACGCGTGGTCTTTCGCCACCCGCTGGCGCAGCATTTCGCGCACTGTGACGGCGGCGCCGGCGCCTTGGCTCTACATCTACGAACTTCCTGCGGGCGCCCTCAATTTGCGCGATCTGCTTGACGAGGAAAGCGGCGTTCCGATCGATTACGAGATGACCGAGGCGTTGATTTACAGCAACGCGCTTGGGCCATTGCTGGCGATCCACAATTGGCGATCAAGCGAGGAGCGCTGGCCGGGGGATTTTGCCGGCGCCGTTCAGGAAGAATTATTCGGGCGATTACTCGGGGCGTTCGAGGAGCGCATCCGCTCGCTTGAGATTCGCGAAATCGCCGCCGCCAAGCTGGATCGCGCCGCTGGGCGTGATCGCCGCCAGAAGCCGCCGAAGCGGTTTGCGCAGGCGCCTTTATTGCGGGCGTGGTTTGCACGTCAGCCTAGGCGGGTGTGATGGCGCGCCCACGGAACAAGGTTCACTTCTCTTTCGAGGGCGGCGAAGCGGATCCCCAATACGAGCGCCGCGCCGATGCCGATCTGTGGCTGGTCACAGCCAAGCGCATGCGCAATGTGATCTTGACCAATGGCGGTGGTTTTCGCCGCCGTCCCGGTTTGGCGCGAGTTGCGGCATTGAGCGGGGCGGCGCGGTTGAAGGAATTCGTCAGCCGCGCCGGCGATAAGCGCTTGTTGTCTTTCCGCACTGGCGGTGTGGTGGATATTTTCACCGAAGGCGAATCGTTGGCCGCGAGCCCCGGTGGGGGCGATTGGACGGCGACGGAACTGACGGCGATGCAAATGGCGGTGGAAAATGACCGCGTGTTGGTGACTCACCGCAATTTCGCGCCACAAGAATTAAAATGGACAGGATCGACATTCACGATTGCCGATCTGGCTTTTGAAACACGACAAGACGGCTCCAGCGGCCAGCCGTATTACCGATTCAACGCCACCAAGGGGATTACCGTACAGCCCTCGGCGACGAGCGGGGCTGGAGTGACGTTGACAGCGGCCGGTGGCTCGCCGTTCGTGGCTGGCCATGTTGGTAAGTTGTTTCGCATTCTTGGGCGGGAAATGACGGTGACTGCATTCGGTTCGAGCACGTCGCTCACGGTGACAATATTACAGACGCTATTCCCGACGCGCCGCATCACAGTGGCGTCCACGACGGGATTTGCTGTGGGTGATCAAGTCACATCGTCGGTGGAGGATTTCAATTACGAAGTGGTCAGCGTTGTCAGCGGGACACAAGTTGACCTGCTGTTTATCGACAATTTCACCGATCCTAGCGTAACCG